TCCCCACTATCACGCAGCCCCATTAAGTAATCGAAGTATTTCTGATCTTCCTTACTCATTACGTCCTCCTATATGTCTAATGCGTGAGGCTTAAGCCCCATTTCACGCTCGATGCGGATTGCGATGTTGTCTCGCGGCTCCGTATCCCAGATCTCGCCGTGGATCTTGGCAACCTTGTTCATCTCTTCGATGGTCGCCTTGGTGATGCTCTTCTCGAACGGCGCTGCATATGTGCCTTTAACGATCTTATCGACAAGGCGCTGACAGGCTTGATCACCTGCCTCACTGAACATCTCGTAGCTCATGATGAACCCTCCCTCGCGGCGTTAAGTTTTGATGCCAACTCGCTGTCTGTTGCGAAGCACGAATCTATAAACTGCCAGTATTTCCCGTCGCGTCGAGCAAACCAGTTCACAAGATTCCCTCGAATATGCTCGCAGACATGGAAGACGTTATAGCTCCCGACATCATGCCATCGTGAGGGTGGCAGGATGGATAGCATCTCATCGAAGCGCTCTTCCGTGATCTCGGTCGGCTTTGTTTTAAGATTCGATTCAAAGGCGTTGTCCAGTCTCTCCCATTCATTTTCACTTATCGCTTTGATGGGGTGTGCGCATTTGTCGGCGTACTCTTCCAGCGTTAAGCCGTCGGTGTATGCAACGGTGCCGTCTGGCAGCATTACGCTCAAGACGGATCCCTTGTATGGCTGGTCGGCTCTAATGATGAATTGCATGTCTCTCTCCTTATGGTGTCTGAATGGCGAAACGAGTCCCGCCGTCAATGGTGATGATCCGCTCGCCCTCTTCGGCCTTCGGGGGGCCGATGTGAATTAGCTTCTCGTCGAGCTTGTCCTGGATATCGCGCTGGTCAAGCCCGTAATCGCTGTAGTAACAAACGGCGGCGTGCTTACTGACGAAATGGCAGGTGGCATAGATCATGCTCCAACCCTCCGGAGGACTCGCTTTGCCTCCGCGACAAGCGCCTTGTGCGCCTTAGCGTCAACTGCGCGGTATTTCTCGTATCTCCCGCGAGAGACACACCAACCATCTAGCGGCTGATGTTCATCGCGAAAGCCCTCATCCTCACAAGCGAGCGTGCTTAGACAATACGAGCCAACCGTGAAGTCACGATCATGAACAGCGATAACAGGACCACCCTCCGGATATACCTTTGGCTTAGTTTCCAAAGTAAACGTGAGGTCTCCACATCTGGTTTTAAGTTTAACTTCCATTATCAACCCTCCTTGCTGTCTGGCTTCACGACTCGAATGTCGCAGTAGCGGTAGATTTTCCGCAGCCGGTCGGCCTTGGCATAGGCTGGCAGTTCACGGTTAAAGCAACCGTGAACCGACAACTGGTTGTTTCGCAGCATGGCGACATAATAAAACCCGCTCATGCGCAGATCCTCCCACGAACATCCTCGTATATCTCGAACGGTCCATAACCCTTCGCGCCGTCCGTCAATAGACTCTCGTAGCATTTAGGCCAGTCACCATCCCAGAAACCCGCACCATGTCCGTTACGGGTCAACCAGAAGTCATGCCCAGCACGCTCGACGTAATCCTTATGGTGACGCTCATTCTCGATAGCGACGATATAACATCCGAAACGTCGCCAGAATGACCGGCAATCCGCCTTGATATCCAGAAGCGTCTCGGCGTGTATCTCCGCATCGCTCGCCGGTTGTCCTTCCTCGCCCGTGTCTGCGAAGTACATCGCCTCGATACAAGCGCCAGTGAAGCGTTTAAGGTTGTTCATGCTGCTTCCTCCCTTGCCTTGGATTGTGGGGTGTGCTCCTTGATAAGATCACGCAGGTATTCACGGCCCTCACCGATGGTCATCCATTCCCACGTTGAATATTGATAGCTACAGCCGCTCATTTCCGTACAACGAACCGCCCAGTCAAGCCTGAGCGCCTTACAGAGTGACCAGTAAACATCACCTGCCTCCGTTGAAGCGTCCTTCTCGATCTGCCGGTTGACCTTCTTGATGGTCTTGAGCATCGAGGCGATCTCTTTCTCCTCGCAGCTATAGCGATTCATAAAAGCGGGTTGAAAACCGATCAGGCTATATCCACCCTCGTGGTGTTCGAAATAATGCCCACGTAGCGCCAAGCCGTTCACCGTCATATCAACCATGTGCTTAGGCGCATCCCAGATGTCGCTTTCAATATCTCTTCCGTTGATCGGGTGGTGCGCCTCACCCTCGCGAACAAGAAGCCTCACGATGATGTATTGCGTGCCGTATTCTTCACACGCCTCTATTAAAGCGCCGTATGTCCTTTGTGTGTCATCCATTACTTACGCCCTCCTTAATGATCGCCCCAGTTGGGCATTCGTCCGAAATGATCTTGATCCTGGATTCGTCTTCCAGCACTCGACCGATGATTTTCGCGGCCTTCCTGGCTGACGCCATGCTCACATGACCGCAGGTGACAAGCCCTCGCTCTTGGCGAGAAAGCTTGCCCAGCTCGACCGTTACCCAGTAAGCGCCGGAATATTCGCACCAAGGCGTGCCGTCTATGGTGATGTGTACCATTTACTCGGCTCCCTTGATGATGATGGTGCCCTCTGCGTAGATCACGTTCACCTTGTCGAAGCCGGTGAAAAATTCACAAACCTTCGCTCCCGTGATGTCGATGATCGGCTTGTCGGCTTTCCCGCTCACCTTGCTGGGCTTCGGATCGTGGTCGGCCTCGGCGCGAGTCAGGATCAATGTGCCGCTGGCAGTGTCCCAGACCTTGATGAAATATGTGTTTTTGGCGGTGAATCCGGCTTCCAAAAGCCTCCGCCCTTCGATCCAGATGCGGCTGCGTGAGCGCCCTTTAGCGGTGCCTAGCTTTGTTGTGAAGGTTTCCATGTCTCTATCTCCTTGTGGTTTGTTACTCTCACCCCTTAAGCCCCAACCGTTGCCGGTATGGGGCCGCTGGGGGCGTGCTGGAGCGCTTAACAGTCGTCCTCCGCTCCATCGGCGATGCGCTGGGCTATGGCTGCGTCTGCCTCGTCCTCGGCTTCCGAGGGCAATCCCAGACCGTTGCGGATGTCGTACATGGCCTCGCAGACAGCCGTCCATTCTGCGACGTATTCCTCGTCGTTCTCTTCATACCGGCCTTGACCTATCCGGCCTCCGAGCGAGTTCTCCGCCCAGTCGCCCAGCGCGTCCCAGACAGTTGCAAGGTCTTGACGCGCTCCCTCGTATGCTTCTGGATCGAGGCCATAGTCACCGACCCAGTTTCCGTTCAGGTCGCGGATCACGCCTGATAGTTCGGCGTTGCCGACCCTGTTTGCGAGACTGGCGAGGATGCGGTGAAGCTCGCTGGGGAGATTCATGAATGCGTCGTTTTCGCATTCGATTTCGATTTGGAATTTCATGGTGTGACTCCTTTTGCTTTGGCGATGGCGGCTTCAATTTGTTGATCAAGTGGCCAGTCTCTGTTTAAGGCGCACTCTCGTTCCCAGCTATCGCCGTAACCGCAATAGTCAAGATGGTTTAGGGCGGCTTCCAATGCCTTCAACAAATCCGGCGCTGCGGCTGCGAGGCGACAATTTGCGTCGCGCTCCATCGGTATAGTTTCCCGGTTCTCCCGGTCGGCAAGCAAAACCCTGCCCCTGTCGGCGTAGACTGAGCCATATTCGTATGTCCATGTTCCCGGTGTGTTACTCATGCTGCTGCCTCCTCATAGCAAAGCGCCGTGTGCTTGCTGACAAAATAGCTGGTTCCGTAGATCATGCTGCTGCCTCCTAGTTATAAAAAGAAACGTCGGGCCATTGATCGCGCACAATGCCTTTTGCGATCTCCCGGTTAAGCGCACGAAAGAACATGTGTGCGCACTCGTCGTCGTCGTTGGCCTCCGCTAAATAAAGCGGAGCGCCGACGCCCCAGTAAGCGCCGCCGTTATCGTAGCCGCCGGAATCAATGGCGACCTTGCGCAAGCGACACATGCCGCTTGGCTGCAAGCCGGGGTGACTGTTGCGGCGTCCCATTGGTGCGCCGTACTGGCTGGAAACGTTGGGGAGTTTCATGCGCTGCCCTCCGGTGGGATTACGCGAATGTCGCAATATGGGTGCTGCATTTTCATGCGATGGCGCTTCGCAAAGGCCGCAAATTCATGACTAAAACAGCCGTGAACAGTCATGCGGTTGTTGCGATACATGGCGACTGTATAAAAGTTCATGCTGCGGCCTCCTCTGGCTTTGCCTCTTGAATGATTGAACGAATGCGGTTGCGGCCTTCTGCTGGCGTCATCCAGTGCCATTCATTGTCGCTGTATGTGCAACGGTCGCCACTGGTGCGCTCGACTACCCAGTCCAGTTTGAGCGCTGCGCAGAAAGCAAACAGAACGTCCCCCGGTTCGCGGGCTGCGTCTTTTTCGATGCGCATGTTCACCTTGGTGATGGTTTTCGCCATCGCTTTGATCTGGCGTTCTTCCATTTGAACAACGTCCCGGTAAAGCGCATAGTTGAATGAAATAAAATCTTGCGATCCAATGTCCGACCAGAAGCCCCACAAGCCCAAACCGTCGAGCGAAAGCCCGTCCATGTGTTTAGGTGCGCCCCAAATGTCCGACTCAATGTCGCGTGGGTTGATCGGACTGGGCGAGTCGTCTTCGCGAACCAATACTTTCGCTGTGACGTATGCGCTGCCGTGGCGTGTGTCTGTGCCTATCATTAGGCCGTATGTGCGTTTCATTGTTCTCTCCTATTCATGCGGGCCATTCCCGCACCCCTAAAGCCCGCAGGGCGAACCTAGCGGGCTTGTTGGGGGATTGGCTGCGCTGTTAGCTGTTGGAGCGCTTGCCCCGGCGTGAAGCGAAGCCGTGGCCCTTCGTCCAGCTAAACCCAGCGATCTTCGTGCGCTTGGCTGGTTCTTCAATGCGTCCCGCCTTAATGTTGCGGCGCTCGATGCTGCGTTTGGTAATTGTCGTCATTTCAATCTCCTTGATTGTGGGTAAATGGTTCAGTTATCAAAATGCGGCGTGTCGCGGCGCCTCCAGTCCGTGTCGCTCTCTGCGCCATCTGCAATGCGCTGTGCGATGGCTGCGTCGGCGTCGGCGTCCATTTCGTCTTGCTCCTCCTGCGCCGTCATTTCATGCCAGAAGGAACCGACGGTGTTACCGTTGTATTCACGCACCTTGCCTTCTGTGCGCCCGTGGCTTACTGCCTCCGCAACGTCGGCAATGATGCGCCGCAATTCGTCGGGATTGTCTTCAAAAGCTGCGCCGACAATTTCGATTTCGAGTTTGAATTTCATGGCTCTATTCCATTCCTAAAATGATTGTTGCCCAGATCGCGGCCCACATGATGAAGCCGCCAAGAATGTCGTCTGTTGTGGGGCCGCTCATAACGACGCATCCATTTGCAATACTTCCCACTGGTGCGTTGGAACCATGAAGTTCATAACGGCGCTTGCGCGACGGTCGTGGTCGTGCTGGGTGGGCGCTTCGCGGAGGAATGTTTCAACCAGCGCCATGTAGTCAGCGCCGTTGTCGAAGGCTTCGCCAATTTGGTCGAGGATGTGTTGCTCTTGGTTGCGGGTCATTGTCGTGTTCTCCTGTGGTTAAATGTTGCTCTCACCCCTTTAGGCCCAGCGCTGGGGAGCGTCTGGGCCTGTTGCGGGGTTGCGGGGCGTCTATGCTGGTTCGCCCTTCCAGCGCACGAATAAGGGGATCAGGACGAGCGCTGCGCCGCAGCCGATGAACGTCCCCAGCCCGAACACTGGATCAATGGGCAAGCCTCCAAGGAAGTCGCTCACGGCGTTGCCGATCCCTGCGCCGATAACTGCGCCAAGACCGACGGTTTTGAATGGAAGGTATTTCTCGACTTCCAGCCCAGTGAAAGCGCCGACGATCAAAACGGCGTTGTCGATGAAGCCAAAGATTGATCCGTTGGTTAATGCTTCGATCATGCTGCGTCCTCCTTGTATGCTGCGTCCAGTTCAGCGCTGACGATTTTGGCGGTGCGTATCCATGCGTCACCGTCGATAAAACTGTTCTTCATGCTTTCGCGGATTTCGTCGGCGTTGTCTGCGACCTGTGCTGCGTACTTCTCAATGGCGCAGATAATGAATGACTGGGCGAGCGGTCCAGCCTTGGAAAATTCCATGATCTCTGTGATTCTTTCGACGTTGGTTTTGCGTTTCATTTCTCTCTCCTTTGTTTCTACTACCGCCTCAAGCCCGCTGGGATCATCCATGCGGGGCGTTGGCGGGTGTGTGGGGTGGGGTCAGGCGCGATAGATGCGCCCGAATGTCTCGATGTATCGCCAGATCGGGCCATTGCGCTTGATGGTGCGCACATAGTCTCCGACGATCTGTTCTGCGTCGTTAAGCTTGCCGTCTGCGTCGAAGTATCCGGAAGCCTTGCCTTTGAAGTCTCCCGTGATGCCGTGGAGGAAGAAATCTCCGTTGCTGAATGGTGCGTGCTGGATGTTCATGTTCATTGCTCCTTGGTGGTGGGTTATGCGCTGCGGTGGCGTTTGCCTTGGGTGTATCCAGACCAGAAGATGTTGATCTGCCAGAACACGTAATCGGGGTGCGCTTGCCATGCGTCGGAATGGGACTTGTAAAGGCGGGGTGCGTCCATGCCTTCCGTGAATGCGTCGTGGAAAATCTCGGCTGCGTCGGCTGCGATCTGGTCGCGGGTTCCGTTGTCTGTCTGCATGGCTCATGCCTCCTGCTGGGTTTTGTGTTCGCGAATGGCTTTGTAGAGGCTCTTGATGGCGCTGCGCTCTTGGCGGGTGCGATCCATCTCGTAATCGTTTTCGCGGTAGCGCTTGGATACGTAGTCCGTGATGTGGATCGGAAACTTCGACGCTCTAACGATGCCAGTGATGCCACGTGAGCCATCTACGAATGCGATCCGTCCGTCTGGCAGTTCTCGGCACGCCATCAGTTGCTTCCACTCGTCGTACCAGCCGCCACCTTGAAAGATGTAAATGTCACTCCGGAGCTTGGCCTCTGCGTCGTCGCCAGTTTCCATTTCATCCAGAAGCACGTCGAAGCGCTCGATGTCGTCGCAGGATGCCGGATCGTCCGTCGCTGGTGTGATGTGCAGGAAACCCAGCATGTCCATGCTGGCTTCATATCGGGATGCTTTCGCGATCTTGTGAAAGTCTCTTGTGGTGATTCGTTCGGTGGTCATTTTTTCTCTCTCCCATATGTGTTGTGTCACGATCAATGATCGAGGGTTTATTCTGCGCTCTTATTTACTCAGAGTCAACGCAATATATATGGGATATACCTTTTGTGATCCAGTCAGGTAATTAAATTCGGTTTACTGGTAATTAAATCAGGTGAACACAATTTTATTCAATGGGCCTGAAACCCGCAGAAACCCTAGAGTCTTAGTAGTAATAATAATAATAAAATAATATAATAATATAATATACATAGACTCTCTCTCTCTTGGTGACTCCGCGAGAGAGGATTCTTTTTTAGACGATCAAACGGAAAACGTGATTTTATTATTTTATTCCGATGACGGGTCATAAGTGATTGAAAGTAAAGGGGAAATCGGGATTTAATTTAATTCAGTTGCTGAATTTAATTATTTTTAATTCTGTAAGTTGTTGATATTCCACGATAATTATTCGTTTTTATTATTTCGGGTGAAGCGTTTAGCTGGGATCAACATTCCTGTTGGATCAAGGGGCGATTCGTGTATGGTGAGTGGAGAGGAAAGAGTGATGTCAATTCACCAGAGAGAGGCACAATGTCCCAGTTGCTTAAACACGATCCCGAAGACACATCCGTTCGATGGTCAGAGGACGATATCCAGTTGGCAGTCGTCACATGGCTCCGGAAGCATAAGTTCATGTTCGCGGCGGATCAGAATGCTGGTCGTCGATCCAGACGCGATGGTGCAAGGCGGAAGGCACTCGGCATGGCGGCAGGTGAACCAGACTTGCGAGTGTATCGTCAAGGTGGCGTCGTCACGTTCATCGAGTTGAAGACGGCTCGTGGTCGGGTCAGCCCAGCGCAGAAGGATCGTATCCAATCGCTCAACGATCTGGGGTTCGTCGCTGTCGTCGTCGCCGCATCGTGTCCAGCCGATGCGGTTCGAGATGTCGCGGCGGTTCTCGATGGGGGTGCAGCATGACGGACTCATACAAGCCATTCATGGATGTCAAAGGAGATCCGGCACAGTTCGAGCCGGTTAATTCAAAGGCGGGATCTGAAGTCAGGAAGCGCCGGTTGTCGCCAGCGCAGGATTGGTTCAAGCGAGAGATGATCGACAAGGAAGCGCTGGTCGCAGCCCAGCGTTTCGCCAAGGATTACGAGGAATCAGCCCTGAAACCGCGATATACGTCGAGTTCATGGGGAGTTGATCGTGTATCCGGTGGCGAAGAAGCTCCAGATCAGTGGTTTATGAGGCAGAAGGCGGCGGGTTCCGCCTTTTTAGCTGCTATCGAGGCAATACCGCCTCGCGCACGTCCGGCATCAGAAGCGCTGCTGGCTCAGGAGTTGAGCGTCAGGGAGTACGCCAGCGGCGGTGTGCAGGCGGCAGAGGCGCGAACGCTGGCTTTAATCGGGCTGGATGCGCTGGTCCTGCACTATGATCATGTAGTTTCGCGCCGGTAATCACTTTGATATGTTTCGATCAGGCTTCGGTTGGTGCGCCCAGTCGGGGCATTTCATTGTGGTTTTGGTGAATTTCACCACATTGCTCATGGCAACTCATTGATATTGCAGCATTTGGAGATGCTGGGGCAGTATCTTAAGCGTTTTTTTCGATGGTGGCGGCTCTTTTTCATCCCAGACGGCAAGGGGGGGAGGGGGCCGAGATTGCGCGGGGCCTCCCCCCCTTCTATATACCCCCCACCCTCAAAAAAAATCGTTGGCGAAAAAAATCGAGGATAGAGGTTAATGGCTTACGGTCGCGATGGCATCGGCAATGAGGGCGGTCAGACTGGCGGGGGCCATGCTGGTGACGGTTCTGATCACGAGTTAGGTGCTGCCGCACAGGCCAACCGCTCGCGGGAGGGCAGGGTTGGTCAGGAGATACGTGACCGTGCTGCTGCTGCGGAACGGGTTGAGTTACGTGCGAAGGAAGAGCGTGCCAAGCGAGCACGCGCCAAAGAGATTGAAGATATTTCGTTGTTTAAGGAGGCCCAGCAAAGGGGTGTCTGGGGTGCGGCATTAAACCATGTGAAGGGTTTGTTGCCTGGTGTGAATGTTCAGGCGAGGAATTACAAGAATGCGACGATCAAGGGGCAACCGATTGATGCCCCGAATGTTGTTGATGTCAGTGCGGCTCGTGCTGTTGGTGACGTTATGGGCTTGGCTTTTGGTGTTCCTGGGGTGGGTGACGTTGCTGACGCTGCTACGAAGTCCATTGGTTTTGATACGACGGTTAATGATTACACGAAGGGCATGAGTGGTCCGAGCAGCACGCCTTCCAAGAAGGGCACGCCTGTTGGCGGTGACACCACTTTCGCGTCACGAGTCGCTGCTCCGACGACATCGGTAGCTCAGGCGGCACCGGCTCCAACGGGGAGTTACGGCACGTCTCCGAGTGGTTTGTTGAGTAAGAACGTTGATTTATCGGCTTCACGCATTGAGCGGTTATCGCCGGTAGATCGGTTTCGGTCTGATTATTACAACGGTTATTATGGGAACAGGTACGGATGAAGCGGTCGAGGGAAGAGCGCAAGGCTGAGAATTTGGCTGTTAAGGAGAATGAGATTGCTGTTGTTGCGGCTGAGAATGAGGCCAAGCGCGGCATGACGACGGTTCCGACGCCTTACAGTCCGGAGGTTGCTGAGGAGATTTTCGAGTGTCTGGCGAATGGTCAGAGTTTACGGGAGATCTGCAAGCGGCCTGAGATGCCTGCCCGTGGGAATGTTTACGCTTGGATACGGCATAATACGAATGGCTTTGCGGATCATTGGCGTGATGCGAAGCTGGCTGGCATTGAGTCGTTGGCTGATGACATTCTTGACATTGCTGATGATGGCACGAACGACTGGATGGAGCGTGCTGGCAAGGATGGCAAGGTTGAGGTTGTTGCTGACAAGGAGCATATTCAGCGTTCCAAGGTCCGGATTGACACGCGCAAGTGGTTGTTGGCGAAGTTGCTTCCGAAGGTTTACGGGGACAGTACGAAGGTACAGGTTGAGGATGTTACGGTTCGGGATCTGTCGGACGACCAGTTGCTGAAGAAGATTGCTTCGATGCAGAAGGTTATCGCTGATGGCACTGTCATTGACGGCTGATTCTTCTGGTTTGGCTCAGTTGAGTCGGAAAGAGCTTGAAGAGTACATGGCTGCTCTTGAGGAGCAGAAGCGGCGGATACAGCGGCGGTATTACTACACGTTGTTTCCGGATGATGGGCCGTTGCGGCGGGATTTATATCCGAAGCACGTAGAGTTTTTTGCTGCTGGCATTGATTGTCGGGAGCGGTGTTTTATGGCTGCCAACCGTGTTGGCAAGACGGTTTCCGGTGGTTTTGAACTGACGGCTCACTTGACGGGTGAATATCCTGACTGGTGGGAGGGTCGGCGGTTTGACAGGCCGATACGGGCTTGGGCTGCTGGTAAGACGAACGAGACGGCGCGAGATATTGTCCAGATGAAGTTACTGGGGAAGATCACGCACGCTGATGGGCCGAGGAAGAAGCCTGACGGCACTGGAATTATTCCTGGTGATCTGCATGGCAGTTGCACATGGAAGCAGGGCATCACGGATTTTATTGATACGATTTATGTGAAGCATGTTCCGACTGGCGAGTGGTCGCTGCTGGGGTTGAAGTCCTATCAGCAGGGGCGCGGGTCGTTTGAGGGAACGGAGCAGGATGTTATCTGGCTGGACGAAGAGCCGCCGGAGGATGTTTACGGTGAGTGTTTAATCAGGACGGCGACGACGAAGGGGTTGATTATGTTGTCGTTTACGCCGTTGGAGGGCATGTCGTCGGTTGTGTTGTCGTACATGCCGCAGGAGATCAGGCCGGATTAGGTTCGCCGCTAAATAGGCGCGACGGCTGCTACGGTAAGCGGCTACTGGGGCAATTATGAAAATAGTTTTGTTGATTGTGACGTTGTATTTCGGCGGCGGTGAGTTGCGGTTGATTGCTGGAATCACGCATGAGGCAAGGGCCTGCGCGGAGATGCGGCAGGATCTGTTAAGGGAAAACACGCTCTTGGTTGAGGGTGATGTGCGCTGCGCGAGGATTACGTTGTAGATGAAAAACAAGGCGGCTGAGGCAGGCAGGGACGGTCACAACTGGCTCTCTAATGGTCGGTCGCTGCGTGAGGAGCTGGGTGACTGGCTATCTCCGAGGGACACTTCGGAGGAGGATCAGGCGATTGAGGATCTGAAGGCTGTTTTGCAGGCGATCATCAAGATCCGGCAGGAGCGTAATGAGTTCATGCGGAATAACCCGCAGCACACGATGAGGGCTGAGGTTGAGTTTGATGTCGAGAGGCGGATTGCGCTCCTTTCGCGGGAGGGTGATTGCATTCTGGCATTCCTTGAGGCGCTGAACGGTAAGCCGCGATGACGGACTTGCAGGCGATATTACTGGGTTTTGGTTGGGGCGCTTTTATCGGCGTCCCTTTTGGTTATGGGGTTGTTGCGATTCTGTGGCGCATCGAGAAGCGCAGCATGGAGAAAGAGGGGAAGAATGGTTGATTATGCAAGGCGGGATTTCCGCAAGTGGCAGAACAGGCCGCGAGGCACGGCGGAGATTTCGCCGGAAGCAGTTGAGCGCTTGGCTGAAAAGCGGAGGGCGCTGGTTATTAAACGACAGAATCGGTATGCGCGAGCGCACCCAGGAGAGTTCCTGAGTCGCAAGGAAACGCCGCGCCATATTGCGGAAGGGTAGACGTTATGGGCCAGCGTGATCGTTACGGAGAGATCGCACTGGGGATTGCGTCAAGGGAACTTAGCAGGGAATGCGAACACGGTTATCGCCGCTCACAACTGGCATGGCGCTGGGTTGATGTGATGGCGCATGACCATGAATTGCAATTACCGCCAGAAGAGATGGAAGAGTATGAGAGCCTTCAAGATCGTTGAGGCCGATGAGGCTGGTATACGGACGTTATTTCACGGCCTGAACGGCAGTCGCACGATTGAGAAGGGTGTATGGCTGAAGGCTGACAAGAAGATGGTTAAGGATGGCACCAGCAAGACCACGTACTTGTCTGGCTGGCATGTTCTACCGACCTATGAGGACTGCGCGGAATACATGACGCGGTTCACGAAGCGTCTTGATTTGCTGAAGATTGTTGAGTGTGAGGTTCGGGATACGAGGCCGAAGGAGCATTCTCCGTCGCCAGTGTTGCTGGCTGATTACATGAAGTTGGTTTAGATGCCGAGAATTAGCGCATCGAAATATCTGGTCAACGCTGGCTGGGATGATGTGCCGCATCTTGACGAACAAACGAAGTCGGAATTGCTGGAAGCAACGCCGCCGTTTCTGAGGGACGCCAGAACGAAGGGCATCCCGTCGCTGGGGGCTGGTGCGATTTATCCGGTTGTCGAGAGTTCTGTTGTCTGTGATCCGTTTGAGATCCCTGAATACTGGCCCCGCTGTTACGGGCTTGACGTTGGCTGGAAGAAGACGGCGGCTGTGTGGGGCGCTTGGGACCGTGATGATGATGTTGTTTACATCTACACGGAGCATTACCGAGGGCAGGCAGAACCGGCGATACACGCGGCTGCGATTAACGCTCGCGGCACATGGATACCAGGAGTTATTGACCCCGCCAGTCGCGGCAGGGGTCAGAAGGACGGCGAGATGCTGTTCGAGGAATATGAGGGCCTTGGTCTAACGCTAGACAAGGCTGACAACGCCGTGGAGGCAGGCATTCACAAGATCTGGATGCGGCTTTCAACGGGCAGGCTAAAGATCTTTAGCACTTGCCAGAACTGGTTTTCGGAATATCGGCTTTATCGCCGGAACGAGAACGGCAAGGTCGTTAAAGAGTTTGATCACTTAATGGACGCCACTCGCTACATGATTGCGAGCGGCTTGGACGTTGCGGAGGTTCAACCGATGAATCGGAGTTCCTTCACGACAAGGCCACACGCAGGCGACCAAGTAGCGGGATATTAGTATGAGCAACGGAAAAACCGACGCAAAGACGAAAGCGCCCATCGAGGAACAGATGCGTGCGATTGTTTATTCTTTGCAGACGCTTGCTGATGAGCAGGTGAAAAAGAAGGTTAGCACGGAAGACCGCTGGCTTGAAGATCTACAGAATTATCATGGTCAGTATGATGCGGATACGCTGGCTAACTTAAAGGCGTCGAACAGTTCGCAGGTATTTGTGAATCTGACTCGATCAAAAACGAACGCTTGGGAAGCGCGTCTTTCAGACATGCTGTTTCCGACCGATGATAAGAACTGGGGCGTTAAACCGACGCCGGTTCCTGAGTTGGCTCAGGCGATTCAACGGGGTGACGACACCGCACCTGATGAACATGCGGTAGCAGAAACTTCATCGAAAGCGATGGAGATTGAAATTGAGGATCAGTTTCGCGAGTGTCGTTACAACATAAAATCGCGTGACATCATTCGCGACAGTTGTGTGCTTGGTTCCGGCATTATGAAGGGGCCGCTCACGTCTGAAAAAATGAAGCGCAAGTGGGTCGCTCCGCAGGAGGGTGGAGCGTTCGAGTTGACGCAGGTTGCAGATCCTGCGCCGAGCATGGAATGGGTTGATCCTTGGAATTACTTCCCTGACATGAACGCTCGCCGCAAGGGTGAGGAGGAATTTGAGTTCGAGCGCCACCTTCTGAACAAGAAGAAGATGCGCCAGCTTGCGAAGCGCCCAGGATTTTACAGGGACGCCATTCGCGAGATTCTGAAAGAAGATGCGGCGGAAGGCTTGCCTTCTTACGTTGCCCAGTTGAAGGCGATCACGGGCAGCGGCGAAACGATTGATCAGCGGTATCATGTCTGGGAATACCACGGTCCGATATCCGGTGAAGATCTGAAGTTGCTGTGTGAATGCCACGGCGAAAATGAGATGGCGAAAGCCTATGAGGATGATCCGCTTGAAGAGCTGAACGTGATTGTTTGGTTTTGTCAGGGCAAGATCCTGAAGTTTGCCGAGCATCCGCTCGACAGTGCCGAGAGCATGTACAGCGTGTTTAATCTGGAAAAGGACGACAGTTCCATTTTCGGTTATGGCGTGCCGTACCTGATGCGGAACAGCCAGAAGGTTATCAACTCTTCATGGCGCATGGTTCTGGACAACAGTGGCCTTTCGACGGGACCGCAGGTTGTTGTGAACAACCAGATGATTGAGCCTGCTGATGGCGACTGGAAGCTGACGCCGCGCAAGTTGTGGAAGGCCAAGAACAAGAGCAATATCCCGATGGATCATGCTTTCAAGGTCTATCACATTGACGGCAGGCAGGAGCAATTGCTTCGCGTGATTGACGTTGCAAAGAGCTTTGCTGACGAAGAGACGAACCTGCCGTTGGTTGCGCAGGGCGAAAGCGGCTCGCACCAGACGCAGACATCCGGTGGCATGTCGATGCTGATGAACAGCGTCAACGTGGTTTTCCGGCGCGTTGTTAAGAACTTTGACGATGACTTCACCACGCCGAACATCCGGCGCATTTACGACTGGAACATGCAGTTTTCACCGAAGGAGCACATCAAGGGTGACTATGCTGTTGATGCTCGTGGTTCGAGCGTTCTCCTGGTTCGTGAAGTGCAGGCGCAGAACCTGATGCAGATCTTGGTTCAGTTCTCCGCGCATCCGGTGCTTGGTCCTTTGACGAAGGCTGCGAGCGGGTATCGCCAGATGGCGCAGGCTCACATGCTATCGGCTGACAGTCTGGTTAAGACTGATGAGGAACTGGAACTTGAAGCGAAGCAGGCGGCAGAAAATCCGCCTCCGCCAGATCCGGAAACAATGAAGATTCAGGCGCAGATGGAGCTTTCCAACATGGAGTTGGAGGGCAAGATTGCGCTGGCAGAGATGGATCGCGAGACGAAGCTTATGGCTCTTGCGGCACAGAACGATATGCGGCTTGAAGATCTGCGCACCAAGCTTGGTATGCACCAGATCGCCATCGACTCCAAGGAGCGTATGGAGCAGCACAAGACGGCTTCCAAGGAGCGGATCTTTGCTGCCGAAGCTGGCATGAAGCAGAAATACGGTGAGGGCATCTAATGTCAATTGAACCCTTCTCACTCACATGGATGACGATTGATGAGTGGGCTAGGGGAGAGATTGAGGATGCTCGCGACAACCTAGAAGAATACGACGACGAAGCGCTACGAGGCAGGATCGCGGCTTTACGCGAATTACTGGCCTTGGGTGATTCCGAGCAAAAAGAAGAAATTACGTCAGTCGATTACTCGAACTGATGGGCCGTTGGCATTGTGCCGACCGCCATTTAACTGAGCCGCTTAACTGCCGCTCCGAAAGGCCAAGTCTATGCGATTAGATCAAGACGGTAATGAACCCCAAGCAGAGGAAACATTAGACGACTTTGAGGCTGAGTTTGCAGCTATGACTTCTGAAGCACCAGAAGATGAGCCGCAGCCTGAGCCACAACCAGAGCCGGAAGATGCTCCGATGGACAGTGAGGAATTACCTGCTGACGATGGTGAAGACGACGATGCACAAGGCGACGATCCGGATGAACCGGACGCCGAAGAAGATAGTCCGGAAGATCCTGTAGCCGCCCTTGAGGCCGCTAAAGCTGAGATTCAGGAGTTGCAGCATCGTGCGAACTCAAACGCGGGCCGGATAGCTGCGTACCAAAGACAGATTGCAACACTCTCTGCTCCTAAGCCTGAGAAGGCTGAAGAGGAAGAGAAGGGGCCGGAAGATCCGGATCTGGTTGCATTCCGTGAAGAGTACCCAGAAGTCGCAGGCCCGATGGACAAACTACGCCAGCGAGACGCAGAAAAGATCGCATCACTTGAAAGGCAGATCTCCGCGCTTACGGAAGATCAAGCTGCCAGAGCGGTTGCTTCGCAGGAAGACTTCCTGACAAGGCAACATGGTGACTGGCTTGATGTAGTCGGCTCTGAGGACTTTATGGAGTGGGTGTCCAAACAGCCTAAATTCATTCATGACGCAGCGTTGCGCAATGGCGAGCGGATTGTAGACGGCGAAGAAGCCGCTACGGTTGTCAGTCTCTACAAAGCCTTCAATCGTCAGAATGAACCTGAACCGCAGCCAAGTGCTGCATCACAAAAAACTGCTGATAAGCGTAAACGTCAACTCAAGTCTGCGGCGACTGTTCCGCAGGGTGACGCCGGTTCTACGACTGGTGTTCCCGAAGACTTCGAGGCGGCATTTAATTTTTACGCCAGCGAAGGTTAAAGGAAACCTGAAATATGACCACGACTGCTTATGGCGATATTAGCCAGCGTACCGCTGCCTACGCCGCAAAAACGATGCTGTCTCACGCCGAGCCGGTATTGATCCTTCAGAAATTCGGCATGACGAAGCCGGTTCCGAAGAACACCGCGAACAACGTTAAGTTCCGTCGCCCTGTTCCGTTCTCCGCTGAGACGACTCCGTTGGTTGAAGGCGTTACGCCGACCGCCCAGCAGATGTCTTACGAAGATGTCTCTGCCACGCTGTACCAGTATGGCAAGCCCATCGAGATCACGGATCAGGTTGCCGATATGTCGGAAGATCCTGTTCTTAAGGATGCCGCCATGCTGGCTGGCGAGCAGGCTGCTCTGACCACTGAAATGGTCACTTACGGCGCAGTCAAAGCCGGAACGAGTGTTTTCTATGCTAACGGCTCCGCCCGTACATCTGTCAACACCGCGATCTCGCTGAATAAACAGCGTGCCGTGACTCGTTCGCTCAAGGCTCAGAAGGCCAAGAAGATCACCAGCATCCTTGATGGTAATGTCAACTACAACACCACGCCGATTGAAGCGGCTTATGTTGCTGTTGCTCACACCGATCTGGAAGCTGACCTTCGCGGTCTGACCGGCTTCACGCCTGTTGCCGAATATGGTAGCCGCAAGCCGATCTGTGCTGAAGAAATCGGTTCTGTTGAAGACGTGCGCTACGTCCTCTCTCCGGAACTGTCTCCGTTCCAGGCTGGCGGTTCCGCCACTCTGAACGGCATGGTCGCTGATGACTCAACGAACGTTGATGTATATCCGGTCCTGTTCTTCGGTCGTGAGGCCTTCGGTGTTGTTCCGCTTAAGGGCGCGAACTCCATGACGCCGATGGTGATCAATCCTGGCACTCCTTCGAAGTCTGATCCTCTGGGTCAGCGCGGTTACGTTTCTTGGAAATGTTACCACGCTGCCGTGATCCTGAACCAGACTTGGATGGCTCGTTTGGAAGTTGGCGTTACCGACCTGTAGGCCGGTAGCACTATAAACCCTTAAAGGGGCGCTCTTAACGGAGCGCCCTTTTTTCTTAGATATAAGGAATCCTGAAAATGGAAATCAAGATTGGTACGGTTGAGGGAACTGGTTCCGCGATCAACGTTTCGTGTGGCTTTATTCCCGATTATGTCGAAATCATCAACATCGACAGTGCTGCTGGCTTTGAAAAAGGCGAGTGGATCACTGGCATGGCTGATCCTTCGGCTTACAAAACTGTTGCTGCTGGTACTCGCACGAAGATCACCAGCACGGGCATCGGCACTTATGCCGGTTCCACGACTGCCGGTAAGGGCTTCACCATTGGCGCAGATACGGATCTGAATGTCAGCGGCGAAACCATTGCTTATCGCGCAATTCGTAACGTTCTGTAAAACCCCTCCTTCGCTCTCTCTCTCCCCTCCCTGTGGTGAGCGAAGGGATGGCGGCTCCACTGTGATACGGCGGTGGAGCCGCCTTTTTATTTAGGAGAATAAATGCAATGGCAAAGTCGCCAGCGAAAGAAGCGAAGCCCACGAAAAAACGTGCGCACAAAGAAGATGGAAAGTTTAAGGCTGATGATCCGTCAACGCCGGATGTTAATGAAGCATTTGAACAGCCTGTGGAAGAAGCGCCTAAACCGGCGAAGGCTTCCGTAAAGAACGTAACTGTTGTGGTTTCTCACAAAGATCAGGTCTTTGTGAACGTCAATGGTCGTCGTCGCGACATCGAGCGTGGCGTTCCCACAAGCATCCCAGCCGAAATGGTTGACGTGCTTATCAATGGCGGTGTGTCCGTCGAAATCAAGAAATAAGGAAAAGAACATGGCAGACGGCATGAGAGATGTCGCTCTCGAAGATGCGACAGTGGATGACCTGACTTGGCACGCCAAGAACGTGCTGGGTCTTGATATTTATCCTGGAACGGGCAAGCCGAAGCTTCTGGCGAAGATCAAAGAGGCTGGCTGGGAGCGTGCAAACATTAGCGTTCCAGTGGAGGCAAAGCCGGTTGACGGTGAATTTGTCAAGCCGACTTCACCAACGCCAGCGCCTCAGAAGATTGGCGAGGACAGGTCAGGAAAGAATGATCCAATGGTTAAGATCATGATTCCAAAGCAAGCTGGTCCTGGCGGTGATCGTCCGGTTTCCGTTGGCGTGAACGGCACACACATCCTTATCCCTCGCGAGGAAGAGGTTGAGGTTGCTGCTCGCTATGTTTTGGTTCTTCAAAACGCTGTGCAGACGGAATATTTGCAGAACGAAGAAACCAATGAGGTCATTGGTCGCGATGTTCTGATGCACCCCTTTAACATTTTGTCGGGACGTGAACACGTACAATGAGTACATTCCTTGAACTCTGTCAGGATGTAGCACGCGAAAGTGGCACTATATCCGGAACTCAGCCCACAACCGTAGCCAGCCAGACAGGACGTTTGGCGAAGATTGTTGACTGGACGATTGATGCTTGGCGTCGAATCCAGAATGATCGCAACGCATGGAAGTGGATGAGGACAGAGTTCTCTGGAAGCATCACATCGGGAACGGCGCGGTACACTGCCGCATCGTTCTCGTTATCCCGCCATGCTCGCTGGCTGACAGACGCCAATAACCTGACGATCTACAAGACGGCGACGGGCGTATCTGATGAAAGCGCCTTGACGGTTATAAGCTGGGATACATGGCGACAGACATACGGGCGCGGTAGCCAGACGAACAACCGGCCTGTTTCCTATGCAGTGTCTCCGTCCGGAGAACTGTGCTTTGGTCCGATTCCGGATGACAGTTACACCATTAATGGTGAATACTACAAATCCCCCCAGATACTAGCAGACAACACTGATGAGCCGGAATGTCCTGCTCGCTTCCATCAGATCATTGTGCAGAGGGCGCTTGTGTCGCTCGCAGAGCATGACGAGGCACTGGTGACGGCTGCTGCTGCTCAGAAGAACTACAATGAGATCATGCTCGACCTTGAGAGTGATCAGCTTCCAACCATTGCTCTAGGCTAATCATAATGGCTCAGAAGACGCATTACTTCGCCTTTAAAGGTGGGCTTGATCTTGTCACGCCTTCAATTACCAAGCCGGAAGGTGCGTTGATTCAGGGTTTGAATTATGAGCCTGTGTCGCGCGGCTACAGGCGCGTTGACGGCTACGAGCGCTTTGATGGTCAGCCACAGCCGTCGCAACAGCAGTATTGGACGCTTGCGTTTACGTCAGGCCAGAACGAGCCGACTGTTGGATATGTGGTTACTGGCGCTACGAGCGGCGCAACTGGCGTTGTGGTAGATGTGGTCGTTTCAAGCGGCTCATGGGCTGGCAATGACGCTGTTGGATACATCGTTATACGACTCGCCACGGGGACGTACTCAGCGTCCGAAAACATAACATTATCTGCGCCTGTCAGTTTCGACAGCGGCTTTACATCGGGATTCTACTAATATGGCTGATACTGAAAGAACACTCACCTCTCTACAGACGCTTATGGCGGATAACGCGACAGGTGACATTAGTCCGCAAGATATTCGTGATATGCTCGTTTCAACGTCCAGCGAGAAAATCTTGAAGGCGGCGACGACACCTTTGTATGACGATTACATTATCCCCGGTATTTCGCTTGGGAAGACAGCCACGAACCCGCCTGATCTTGTGGAACTCAGGAATGGAATCTACCTGAATGCGTTCGATCAGACCACATCCGAACAGGGTTTTTTCGCGGTTCATCTCCTGCACGATCTTAAATATGGAACGGATATGACGTGGCATGTGCATTGGACACACAACAACGCATCTCCTTCCGGCGCTGTAAAATGGAACATTGATTACTCAATGGCGAAGGGCTACGAAACGGACACTTTCGACGCGCCAACAACGATCACAACCACTCAAACTGCGGCGGCACAATACACGCACCATATCACTCCGGACGATATGACTGTTCCATTTTCAGCTTCGATGGAACCTGACAGTGTTATCATAGGGCGCATCTACCGCGACGCTGGTGACGCCGCCGACACGTTTGCAGATGACGCATTCCTGATCCAGTTCGACCTTCATTATCAAATGGCTCAATATGGCACAGAAGAGCGCAACAGGCCGTTCACTTCGGCGGGCTGGTAAGCAATGAGCGTTGTTACTGTTGGTGTTGCGACTGGGGCCGCAAGCCTTTCAGGAGCGGCTACTGACGCGCTTGACTCGACATACACGCAGGCCGCTATTGAGGCTGCTCGATCATTGATAAGCTCGCCAACCGGCTCCGGCTCTGTTCTTGGCGTGTGGCGATATAACGGCAAGACATACGCTTTTCGGAACAATGCAGGCGGCACTGCCTGCGATATGTTTGAAAGCAGTTCAAGCGGCTGGTCACAGATCACGCTTGGCAACACGGTTGATTTTACTGCTGGCACGACAGCCTTCGCTGTTGGCGAAACCTTGACAGGCGGGACATCCGGCGCGACTTCAATTATTAGCAATGTGGTGGTTACATCTGGCGACTGGTCAACGAATGATGCAGTCGGCTATTTGGTTATCGGCACAGTGACAGGCGGGCCTTATCAGGCGGAGACAGGAACCAGTGTGTCGGGTAGCGCGACGATAGCAGCCGAGGCAGCTATCACGCTACAGCCCAGCGGTCGCTTTGACTTTGTGAACAACAACTTTGGCGGCTCTGCCGGTTCCGTGAAGATGTACGGCGTCGATGGCGTGTCAGAGGGTTTCGAGTGGGATGGCACGGTGTTCACGCCGATCCGCACCGGAATGTCCACGGATACGCCGACAAGGGTGTTCGCGCACAAGAAGCACCTTGTATACGCTTATCCTGGCGGCTCTTTGCAGCATTCGGGCATAGGAACGCCCTATGTCTGGACTTTGCTCTCTGGGGCGGCGGAAATCGGCTTAGGTGACGAAATAACAGGCTTTATTAATGCCGCTGGTGTCCTTGGCATATACACGAAGCGCACGACATCCTTCCTTTACGGATCGAGCGCCGCTGACTGGGAATTGAAAACGCTCAGTCAGGAATCAGGTGCGCATGACTGGACGATGCAAGAAGTCGCTGGAAAGTATGTTCACACCGACGCTGCTGGTGTTCGCGATCTCAGCGCAACCACGGCATATGGCGACTTTGATATCGGGCGCATGTCGTTCTTAACAGATCCTTGGTTTGATACTGTAAAGACGACTGGCGGAAGTCTCGCGGCTACAACTCGCGTTAAGGCGAAAAACCAGTATCGGATCTTCTACGACAATGGCTCCGGCATGACGATGGACATGAGTAAGGGGGTTGCTGAATTTGTACCTTTTAATCTTGGTATCACAGTTACATGCGCCTGTTCTGTTGAGGATGATGATGGAACTGAGTGGGTGCTTGTGGGCGCAAGCAATGGATATGTCTATCGGCTGGACGTTGGCACCAGTTTCGATGGAAGTGCCGTAACAGCTTATGTTCGCTTCTCGTTCAATAGTGTGAAGTCGCATTCGTACAATAAGCGTTTCCACAAGGCTTTGCTTGAACTTGAAGCGGGTCCGTCAACTGTTGTGAAGATCTCCGCAGACTTTGCGTATGGAGATCCTAATGCGCCGTCACAGATCGAGGAATCATTCACCGTGTCTGGTGGTGGTGGTTTCTGGGGTGAGGCCAACTGGAATGAATTTTATTGGTCGTCGCAGGCAGAGGGGCTTGCAGATGCCGACATCGACGGATTCGGCAACAACGTCAGTATCGTGCTGGCGTCTGAAGCAACTTACGAAGAACCCCATACCCTGCACGGTATGACCATTTATTACTCAGATCGAGGATTGAAGCGGTGACGAACGGATTTTTTAACCATACGAACACTGTTACAGACCATACCCTTGCCCGTGGCAGCGATATAAATAATATTGCTGATAGCGTTGAGGCCGGTTTTGATAAGCTTCCCACGGAAGCGGAGTTAAAGGCGAATACGGATTACGCGCCTTCTGACACAGGCGCGGCTGATGCTTATGTCGTATCATTGACATACGCTCCCAGCGCTTATGCTGCTGGCATGAAGGTAATGTTTAAGCCTGCCAACACGTCTACAGGCGCGAGTACCATTAACGTTAATAGCCTGGGCGCGGTGGCAATCAAGCAGTATGACGGCACCGCAATCGAGGCTGGTGACATCACGGCAGGCCGGATGGTTGAGTTGCGCCATGACGGCACGAACTTTGTTTTAAATGCACCCACGGATGCAGCGGCAAACGCCACTGCTGCTGCTGCTTCAGCTTCCGCCGCTTCTACCAGTGAAACGAACGCTGCTTCATCTGCCAGCGCAGCCTCCACGAGTGAAACGAATGCTGGCACGTCTGAAACGAATGCAGCAGCATCTGCGTCTGCCGCTTCTACAAGCGCGTCCAATGCCTCCACATCAGAAACGAATGCCGGAACTTCAGCTTCTAATGCCTCAACGAGCGAAACGAACGCAGGGACTTCAGAAACGAATGCTGCCGCTTCTGCTGCGGCTGCTTCAACATCAGAAACGAATGCGGCGGCTTCAGCGAGCGCCGCTTCAACCAGCGAAACAAACGCGTCTACCTCGGAGACGAATGCTGCTGCGTCTGCTTCTGCCGCTTCGACCAGCGCATCCAATGCGTCCACTTCAGAGACGAATGCTGCTGCGTCTGAAAGTGCTGCGGCGACTTCTGCAAGTGCTGCTGAGGCCGCTGCTGCTTCTGTATTCTGGAACTTCGACAGCACGACGACGATGGCTGATCCTGGCACGGGTGATATTCGCCTGAACCATGCAACGATTGCCAGCGTGACGCAAATCGCGGTTAGCGCAAATTCAGCATCGACAGGTAATCCTGACGTGTCAGATTTCGTGACGGTTTGGGATGATAGCAATAACGCAACGGCAAAAGGTTATATTGTCATGCGGGAAGCTGGCGCACCGGATACGGTGTGTGTGTTCGCTGTATCAGGAACGATAACGGACAACACAACCTGGCTGCAAATTCCTGTCACGCATATTTCCAGTTCCGGCACCCTAACGGCTGGCGATGACCTGTATTGTTCATTCTCCCGTTCTGGAGATGATGGCGCTGGTTCTGGTGATCTGCTTGCTGTTAACAACCTCTCTGATGTATCTAATGCAGCCACATCCAGATCAAATCTTGCTGCTGCTGGGACTGGTGTCTCTAACACCTTCACCAACATCCAGACGATTGAAATCGGTGGTGGTTCTGGAACTGCTGCTAATACGTCAATGGATGATCTGGTTATTGACAGCAACGGAAGTGCTGTAGGCATCAATATCCTTGGTGGACTTAATAACATTGGCTACCTCGGATGGGGTGATAACGCTTCAGCAATTGGAGGTTATCAGCAATATTCCCATGCCACGAATGAACACATGTGGGCGGCTGGTGGTTCCGCAAGGATGCGTCTTGCCACTGGTATGTGGATGGAAGGTGCCACAGGTACGGATCAAGGCGCTGGCACAATTAATGCCACAGGTGTTTACGTTAACGGTACGGAGCTTTCAACTAACCCAGCTCCTGCTCAGAACCTTATTATCAACGGTGCAATGCAAGTAGGGCAGCGAGGCACTGTTGGAGGGCTAACGGGTGGTGGTTATGGTGGTGCTGATAGGTTCCCCACAGCTACAAGTGGCCATGGGACTTGGCAGTTATCTAATGATACAGATGCCCCTACAGGATACGGGCTGATTAAATGTCAAAACGCAACTTGTGCTTCTGGTGGCGGCTCTCCTGCTGCGGGTGATCTACAGGCGATGAATTACAGGTTTGAAGGACAAGACATCCAATCAATTAAAAAGGGGACTGCTAATGCTGAACAGGTGACGTTACAATTTTGGGTAAGGTCTACTCAGACAGGAACAGCTATTGTTGAGTTATATGACAGCGACAATAGCCGTCATGTAGCTGCTTCTTATACCATTGATGTGGCGAATACTTGGGAGCAGAAAAACGTCACGTTCCCTGCCGATACTACTGGAACCTTTGATAATGATACTGCTTCATCCATGACTATCGTTTGGTGGATGGATGCAGGAACTACTTACACTGGTGGTACACTTGCTACTACTTGGGCGTCTGTTGTTAACGGCAATCGTGCTGCTGGTCTAACTCTTGCTTGTGGCCGAAATACCAACGACAATTTCAAACTAACCGGCGTGGGTTTATATGTTGGCGACACAGCCCCGTCCTCCTTTGTAGCGGCTGGTGGTGGTTCTTACGGTGCAGAATTGGCCTTGTGTCATAGGTATTTCTGGAAGTACACATCCGATACTTCTAATGAAACAATTGCAACGGGAGTATGGGATAGCTCAACTGTATTCCTCCCTGTTGTTAATTACCCAGTTATGATGCGAACAGATGCACCAACACTTGCGTCTAGTGGGACATGGCAAGTCAGGCACAATTCATCTAACAGAAGTGTTTCAGCAATTTCCACTTCAGGCAGAACTACAAATACAACATTCGCTCTTAGTGTCACGTCTTCCAGTGGTGTTGGCGGCGAGTGTGGGAACCTGATGTCTACCAGTGGCGCAACGCTGTCATTTAGCTCGGAGTTATAAAAATGGCCTATGAAAATCCCCAATATTTTCAGAATGTTTTCGGTGATGTGGTGGCAATAAACTGCCAAGTGAATAGTGAGAATGTATCCATTCCGATCAACGACGAAAACACCGACTATCAAGAAATCATGAGACAGGTAAACGAGGAAGGGCTTGTTATCCAGCCCTATGAGGGGTAGGTCAGTGACATGAGTGACGGCGATCATATGGCGTTATCTAAGGACATCGGCAAGGTTGCCGCTGCTCTTGAAGGATTGACAGGTAAGTTCGAGCAATTCGAGAAGTATGCTCATGAACGCAACCATGAGATATTGAATCATATGCAGGGTCGTGATGGTCAGATTCATGTGCTGAACAACAAGATCGACCTGATTGTTGCGCGGCTTGATGATCATGGTGAGGAAATCACAATCATTAATGGGCATGTCGAAAACTTTAAAGCGCTCCGCAATAAAGGCGCTGGGATCTTAATAGCTGTTGCAGTAGCGGCTAGTGCGCTTGGCCCGATTTTACAGAGTGTGTGGAGTGCCGTTACAAAATGAGCGAGCAGTCAAAACACATTGCGAACTGGTTTAAATCATGGTGGTTCGCCATCGCCTTTGGATTATCTGTCCTGGGCGTGTCGATCACAACATGGTTCCAGTTGCAGTTTGTTATCGCGGCTGTGAATCCAGAGGCTATTGCTGAATATGAAGTCAGGCAAGCTGTATTAGAAGTTAAGCGTGAAGTGCGCTGGTGTCTTGGTAAATTGCTTATCGACGGGCAACCTATCTCAAAGCAATCAGTTTTAAAATGTGCAGATTAAGGGGCGTGACAATGCTGAAGATGATGGCCCTTGCAGGGGCCTTTTTTATTGGTTTAACGGGATCTGCGAACGCTTGGGAGGCGGGGTCACGTATCGCGGCTGCGACAATCTGCTGGGAACGGACTGATGCGCATCATCTGGCATCGATGCACGAATCGAAAGGCCATGAAGCCGCCGCTGATGTGTTCTTTGAATACGTGATGTCTGGCAAGTGTGAGTATCATAAATCGCTTTTCACCGTATACCTTGTGAAGCGTTTGGAATCGTATGTGATTGATGGCGTTCATCACAGCTTATGGAGCGTCAACGACAAGAACCTATTCGGCTACATCATTCTTCCAGCCGAAACCCGACAATCTTGAACGGAGAATAACAAATGCCTTATGCAGCAGATGGAACGTGGACGCCTGACGATACAGATACGGCAACTCGCGTGAACAATCTCACGGCCCAGAACAGCCCTTTAATGCAGCAGGCTCGCACGCAAGCGAAGCAGGCATCCAATCAAAAGGGATTGCTTAACTCTTCTATGGCTGTGCAGGCTGGCGAGATGGCGGCTTACAACGCCGCATTGCCGATTGCGTCTCAGGACTCTACGCAGGCGCACGCGAGCAACCTTGCTAAGCAGAACTATAAACATAGCAGCGACATCTCTGCGCAGGAGTATACGCAGAAGTCAGGGTTGCTTAACACTGAACTGGCAAGTCGCGAGAAGATCGCCGCTGAAGCGAATGAGATGGAGATCTCCAAGGCCAACATGAATGTGGCTGCGAACGACCGTGAGAAAGCAACGCAGTCGCTTGTGTCGATGGAGCAGGTGTATGCCGAGATGTTCAAGAGCATTGCAGGCAACGAAAACATCCCATCCGCTGCTCGTAACGCTTATACGGAGCATATCGGCAAGTTGCGTGATTCTTCGCTGGGTCTTGTTGAGCAGATGTTCAACATCAACTTGCAGTGGGGATCTTCCAATAGCACTGGCGGCGTGAATACTTAATGATCAGGGTCGCGCTTTTTTCGGACATCCCGCGCTTGTGTGAGTTGCTGGATGAGATGCACGCTCGCAGTAAGTATGCGGAATACCCTGTCAGCAAGAAGAGGTTTAAGGATCTTTGTATGGAATCGATCCGTTCAGGCAATGGCTGCTTGTTCGTGGTTGAAAAGAACGAGGTTGTCGAGGGCTTCCTGATTGGAACTATGGACAACCTTTACCATGTCCTTCGCGTGAAATACGCGACGGATCTCTTCTTCTATATATCTGAGCGCACTCAGTACGGGGCGCTTGGGTTGATCAAGGAGTTTATTGACTGGGCGTTATCAAAGCCGGATGTGGTTTCGATACGCATGGGCGCAACCGATGCCATCGAGAACTTTAATAGGGTGGCGAAATTATACAAACGAAAGGGCCTTGTTCAAGAAGGCGTCATGTATGAAATGAGGATTGAGCGATGAGCGGAGTTTTTAAATCTGTAAAGAAGGTTTTCAAGAAGGTGGCAAAGGTCGCTAAGAAGGTTGCGCCTGTGGCAATTGCCGCTGGTGCCATCTACATGACAGCAGGCATGGCTCTTGGTAGCACGGGAATGATTCCTGGCTTTGGCCCAGGAGGCGCGGTCAGTGGATGGCTTAATAGTTCGTCGGGCGGCATAATGAGTAGCGTCTTAAAGGGCGCGGTCAAGCAGGCCAGTTATGGCGCTTTGATTGGTGGCGCAACGGCGGCTGTTACCGGCAATGATATCGGTAAGGGTGTCATGCTTGGCGCGGCTGGTGGTGCTGTTACAGGCGGCATTACAGGCGGCTTGACGCATACGCCTACGACAAATCCCGCCGTCGCCGCTCCTGTTCCTGCCGGTCCTGGCGGCGCACCTGCTACACCCGCCACCCCGACTCCTCCTGTTGCTGGTGCCGCTCCCACTTCGACTGTGGCATCCACCCCATCAACCATTGCGGAGTGGTTGAACTCTCCGACCGGCGCTGAAATGGCTGGCGGCTTAGTCAGTGGCGCTGCCAAGGGTGCAGGCGCTTATTTCGGTTCTGTTGCGGAAGCTGAGGCAATGGAAGAGGCCGCTAGGCTGGACATGGAAAAGGATCGTCGTGCTCGCGAATCCATTAACGCCAATTACGGCGGTGTCGGTGCTGGCCTTGTGAACACGACAAACACTGCACCGGCTGCTCCATCGCCACTACCGGCGAACACGCAGACATATACGCAAACCATGTGGCGCTACGATCCTGAGCAGGGCCGCATTGTAAAGATCGCATAACGTAAGGACGGAATAATGCAACAGCAAGGACTCATTAAGCAGCAAGATCCAGTCGCTCCTGAAGTCGGCTATCAAGGCGAGCCGAACGTCACGCCGGAAGAGCAGGAACTGTATGATCAGGTGGTAGATAATGCCTACCAGATTATCTACGATCCCAAGACCACAGAAAATTTGCTGTCACGCATATCGCAGAGCGGCAATCCCGTTGAGGGTCTGGCGAGCGTTGCATTCATGGTTGTTACGACTTTAGAGAATAGTGCCGATCAAGCGGGAATGCCTATTCCACAGGATGTCTTGTTTCATGCAGGTATCGAGATCCTTGAGGAAATAGCGGAGTTCGCAGAAGAGAAGGGGGTTCACTCCTTTTCTGATGAAGAGATCGAGCAGGCTTTGTTTTCCGCGCTGGATATGTACGGCGCACAAGCAGAGAGGTCTGGCAAAGTTGACAAGGAATCGGCGCAGGCGGAGTTTGCCGCTATCGAGAAGGCCGATAAAGACGGGACGCTCAAAGAGCAGATTCCCCAGTTAGGAGCGTAATCATGGCTGGTCTTGGTGCATTTATGGGGAGAACACTCGCAGGCGCTGCCGAGGGTGCTGGCGAAGCCCTAAAGCGGCGCGGTGCTGTTATGCGTGAGGATGCTCGACGCAAGGAGGATCGTGATCACGCCATTGCCTTGACGGATAAAAAGATCGCTGCCGATAAAGAGCAATGGCAAGCCAAGATTAAATCTGATGACGCGCAAGCTGCTGCTGGCCTGAAAAACAAGCTTGACCTCCTGGAAATGCAGATTCAGTCGGCGGAAAGAGAGGGTGAACTTGATCGCCTGAATAAACTGAAGGTGCAGCAAGCGGGTATTGCTGGTGAGTTGGACGCCATCAAGGAACGCAATAAGGGTGCGCTTGAGGTTGCTGACGCTAATAATACGAGCCGCGAAAACATTACGGAAATGAATAATCAGAGCCGTGAAAAAGTCGCTGATTGGGCGAATAATGTTTCTAAGGAAATTGCCAACCTTAAAATCACATCTGCCGAGAAGATGCAGGGTATTAGCCTTAAAACTAAGTCTAGTGATCTTATGGCTGAAATTTCTGCAAAGAAAGAAATGCTGCAATCCCAGCTAGAGGCGGAAGCGGATAATCTGGATCAGAAAATTGTTGCTGAATGGAAACAGACGATCCAGAAACTTGCGTCTGCTGAACGTCAATTGGCTAAGAAGCTTGTATCCGCAGACAAGGATCGCACATCTAAGGAAGCCATGAACCGAGAGAATAACGCGGTGGAGCTTGCCACGGGCGCTATGAAGGATCAGGGCTATGGCGGCAGCATGGACGCTCCCACGATGGGCGGCTTGTTCCAAGGTGCCAAGAAGGTTCTTGAGGGTGGTGAAGTTCCTCCTGCCGAAACGCCGCCTGCCAATTTAGTGCAGGAAGGCAAGGTGACGACATTTAAAAACGGCGAAAGCTGGACAAAGAAAGACGGTAAACTTTTAAGGGTTAATTAAGTATGGCAAACGAATGGGAAGTTATTTCCGCCGTTCCATTCGATAGTGAAAAGCATTCACTTGTCGAAAGCAATGATCCGTGGGGTATTGCCAGTGTCGAGGACATTGCCGAGGAACCAGGCCGCATAACAACGGGCGTCAGTAACTTCGGTCGCGGTGTTGCGGATATTGTTTCTGGTATACCGAAATCCGTTTCCATACAACATGCGCAGAATGCCGATAAAGCGCTATCCATCTTTGATCGCATGGATGGAGGCGAGTTGCAGCAATACTCCCCAGCCGAAAACGATACTGCCTTCGGCTTCGAGTTGGAGTTATCACGCTATCGAAGTGGAACGCCGGAAGAGCGAGCCGAAATTCGCAAGCGCGTCCAAGATGCGCGAGATCCCAGAAACTCAGACTTGTATAAAGCTGGCAAGTGGCTTGATGATGTCGTTGCCGATGCTCTGCCCGTAAACGAAGAATATCAAGATGAGTTCTGGGCTACAAAGTTCTCTCGTGGTCTTGGCTCGATGGTCGGCTTTACTGGCGTTGGCTTGGTTGGTCGCGCTGCTGGCTTCGGGACGCTTGCCACAACCGGCACGTCTGGTATGGCGCTTGGCTCTGTTGAGGGTTTTGAAGATGCTGTACGCAATGGCGCGTCCCTGAAAGAAGCATACGAATCAGCAAACCTGAATGGCGTTGTTGGCGTTTCTGAAGCGCTCCCTATCAGCCGCATGTTCAAGCGCCTCGATGATCTGTCGGGCGGAACTGTTGGCACAGCCATCAAGGAGGCCGTTAAGGAAGGCACTGAAGAGGCTATTCAGGAAGCGTTCCAAACAGTCATGGGCAATGTTATTGCCAATAATGATGCTTTAGGCGTTGGCTATGATCCTGATCGCGGCACGTTCGAGGGATCAGGCGAGGGCGCTGCTGTCGGCTTTACAACTGGTGGCGTTGTCGGCTTTATCACTTCTCTGGTGTTCGGTCGTCGCGGCGGTCATAATGCTGGCGACGAAACGCCTCCGCCTCCTGGTATTCGTGAGAACGCCGCACCAGCACCGCTGACAGAAGCGGATCATAACTCCCCCATCCCTGACGAACTTATTCAGCGTGGCAATGAAGAGATTGCCGACACAGATGCTATTGCATCAGCGAATGAGTCGCTGTCCAGATCTGGACTCCCAGAAATCAATACGCATGTTGATGTTGATCTTGGCGACGGTCGGGGTGCGTCTAGGGGTGTTGTTACAGACGCCTTTGAATATGACGACCCCGTGGATGTAGGGGAGAAGGTTGCAGGCGTCACGATTGAGATGGCTGATGGTCGCAAGCTGCACAAGACAGCCAGTGAAATAGCGGCTACCGGCATACAAATCACACCGGCACAGGAAGAGACGCCTGTGACGCCCTCAGAAGAGGACACAGAGGCAACTGCCCCAGAGGCACCTGTCGCCCCAGAAGCTCCTATGGAGGACGCCACGCCCTCAGATCCGGAGCCTGACGCTGCCCAGAGCATTGATTCTGACACAACGCCCGTTAAGCCTGAGCAAACGCTCGATGATGACGACCCATATGCGCCGCTCGATGATGACAGTCTTGGCACTGATGAGCCGATGCCGGAAGAGGCGGCGCAGCCCCTTGAGCCGCAGTTGGCAAAAGGTGAGCTACCGATTATAGACGATAGGGAGCGCCAGCGCCTTGAAAACATTAAGGCGATGGAAGAGGCGCAGAAAGATAAACCGAAAGCTATCGGTCAAAACATCGACGGCGACGACATCTTTGAGGATGATCGCGGTGTACGCCATATTGTGCGCGACGGCTTTAAGCACACCGAAAAAGTTGGCATCAAGCCTGACGGCAGTATCAGCGTTACACGCGACGACGACACGTACCTGACTGACGATGAACGAGCGCCAGCAAAAGAAGAGCAGGTAAAGACCAGCGCTTCCGATTCTGTCGTTGAGCATTTCCGCGCAGGTGGCAAGTTCAAGAATATCGTTGAGGCTCGCAAGTTTGTTCGTGAGCGCGATGGAGAACTGGACGATAAAGCTGTCGAGGAAGCGGTTGAAGCAGGCGTTGTAAAGCGTGCGCGTGAGATCGTGGCGGAAGGCAATGACGCCTCGGAGACGTACCAGCGCCTTGTCGATCTGTATTCATCGCAGCCCAACCTTAATACCCGCACCAGCACCAGCATCGAGAATCAGGCGTATAGCACGCCTGCGCCGTTGGCGTACTTGGCGTCACATGCGGCTGGTATCGACCAGAATACGACCGTTTATGAGCCGACCGCTGGCAATGGCATGTTGCTGATTGGTGCAGATCCAAGCAAATCAACTGCCAATGAATTAAATCCAGATCGCGTCAAGAGCCTAGAGGGGCAGGGCTTTAAGCCGTCTCAGGGCGATGCGATGGAGCATACGCCAAGCGGGAAGGTTGACGTTGTTATCGCTAATCCGCCTTTCGGCAGCGTCCTGATGGATGATGGCAAAACAAACAAAACCTTTCCCTTGAGTGGCACGACGACAAATAAGATTGATGAAGCAATCTCCCTGCGTGCACTTGAGAGCATGAAGGATGATGGTCGTGCTGTCCTGATTATTGGCAGCAAACACGGCAGGAATGTAGACAGCACGCCACAAGAAGCAGCGATCAAGTATCGCTCTGGCAGGAAGTTCTTTAAGAAACTATATGACGGCTACAATGTGATTGACCATTACACGGTCGATGGAAAGTTGTATAATAAGCAAGGCGCTCAATGGCCTGTCGATGTAATCGTTATTGAGGGCCGTGGCGGGTCTAAGCTTGATCTGCCAATGAAGACAGCCCCACAGGTCTTGAAGTCGTGGGATGATTTAAGGAGTAAGTTAGATGGCAGCAATCGCTTGGACACCGCCGAGCAGCAAGATGGGGATGGGAACGATTCTGTTACGGAACGGTCTGAACAAGCCCCTGACGCTGGATCATTACAGGGGGGCGCTGGCGTCGCGAATCGACCGGATGATTCGGAAGGAGTCTCCGGAAGTGGCAGCGGAAATGCTGAAAATAACGGACGAGCGGGAGAACCTACGGACGGACAACAACCTGAAAGCGGCAGGGGAGATACTGGCGGAGAACAGCGACCGCCTGATGTCGATGGCGGCACCAGGAATATTCCCAATGCAGGTGACGGAAGTGGAGAACAATCCAGCGGCCCATCAAATGATGAGGGAGGAAACGCTGGAGGACTTTCTGGCGATTCTGTATCCGTAGATCCCTTTGATGACATCTTCGATAGCGCTCTGAATGAAGCGTTTGGCGAGGAAGTCGAGAAAACTGCCCCGAAGGAAAAACCCAAAGCCGGTAAAGCAGCCAAGTCTGCCGCCGTGGAAACGGCAAAGGGGCTTGATGATGTCACGGCTGGCCTTGCTGCGTTGTTCGGCGCAGATCCTAATCGTGTAAATTCCGGCTTGTCTTTCGATAAGGATACTTATGAGAAGGCGAAGCCGCTCTTTATCGCTGGTGTATCTCACTTCAAGACGGCTGGCGCTGATGTATCAGAAATGGTTAAGGCGCTGGTTGGTCACTTGGCTACGGTTGCCAAATTGCCCCGTGAGACGATTGAGCGTATGCGCCCATACGTCAAGCAGTTCATCGAGGATGTAAAATCTGGTGTTGTAGATCTGGCAGAGAAGGTAACGCCGAAGAAAAAGGCGCAAGCCAAGAAAGAAGATCCTTACGGCCTGACGGTTCCTGAGTACATCAACGTAGACAATGTTACAAACAGGCAAGAAATTCTTGATGCTGAAGAGCAAACTGATGCTCGTGAATTTGTCGCGGAGATTGTTAAACGTAAGATCTACGAGAACTTTGAAAGCTACGATCCCGAAAGCAAAGAAAGCAAAGCTGGCATCCCGTGGTTTTATCAAGTGCGAAAGAAGTGGGAAGACAAGTACGACTCCAATGCTGACTATGTAAGTGCAAGCTGGGAGAAAGCGCCTAAAGGCGCAGATGCCTCTAACTCTTTTAAAGGTTGGGTGCTGGCAGATGTGCTCGCTCTTAATCAAGCCATCAAAGAATACCGCAAGCTTACGAACAAAAGGCCAGAGCGTAAGGCTCCGGAAAAAGCAACTGATCGTGTGAATGAGGAAGTCGAGACGGACTTTCAGGTTCAATATGAGCCAACATCGCAGGCACGATATGCCGTTGGCACACTGGTTCCCCGCAACATGCAGACAGCTATGACCAGTGCGCTTGACGAACTGAAAGAGCGTGTTGGCGATATTGATGCTTATGTTGCTGATAAACTGGATTACAGCGTTGATGAGGTTGTTGGCACAGACAAAGCGCCAGGATACTTCTCCGCCGAGCAGGTGGACGCCCTCGCGCTGGCTATCGACAACGTAGAGAACGGCGGCGGCTTTATCGTTGGTGATCAGACCGGCGTTGGCAAAGGTCGCTTTGTTGCCGGTATGCTCAAGTACGCCATGATGCAGGGCAAGACGCCTATCTTTGTTACAAAAAGTCCAGGATTGTTCGCTGATATGGTTCGCGATATGCGCGACATCGGCATGAATGACATCAGCGATAGGGTTATGGTGACGAACAATGGCTTGCGTAATGATAAAGCTATCCCGCTCGATGCAGATAATGCCGAAGATGTCCTCTCGTCTATGTCTAATGCGCAACAGAAGAGCGCGATGGAAAAGATTGAGTCCACTGGCGAATTGCCTGATGGCTCAGATATCCTTTTCACCAACTACAGCCAGATGCAATACATCAAAGGTCAAGATAATGTTCGGATGCGTGCGGTTCAGGCGCTCGCTCCTAACGCTGTAATCGTCCTTGATGAGAGCCATCTTGCAGGTGGTAGTGATGCCCCCAGAAGGATTAACCCTGAAACGGGCGAAGCAATGCCAACAGGCGCTGACTTTGTGCGTGAAGTTTTGGAAGAAGCTCACGGCGTCGTTTACTCGTCTGCAACCTACGCTAAGAACCCTGCCGTTATGTCGCTGTACTTTAAGACCGACATCTCTCTTGGTGTAGATAATATCGGAGACTTGGCGGAAACCATTCGCGCTGGTGGCGTGCCGTTGCAGCAAGTCGTAGCGAACATGCTGGTTGAATCTGGTCAGTACGCAAGACGTGAGCGCTCATTCGATGGCGTGAGCATCGAGCAAAGGCCACTTCCGACTGACCATGAAGCAGCAGACATCGCTTCTGATGCGCTTCGCAATATCTTTACGCTCGACAAGGATCTGATGACAGAAGCGCGTGAAGCCTTCATTGAAAGCTTTGCGCAGGCAGGCGCTGAGGGCGCGACTGACAATGCTGTAGGCGAGACGGGTGCCACGCAAACCGGCTTCTCTTCTATCATGCACAACGTCATCAACCAGATGCTCTTGGCTTTAAAAGCCGAGGCGGCTGTGGATCTCGCGATAGAACTACACAAGAACGGCGAAAAGCCCATCATCGCGCTCGCTAATACGAACGAGCAAATCATGCAGGACTACATCAGCGACCACAACATAGCGTTTGGCGATGAGATTAACGTCCCCTTTAACACCGTGCTTGAGCGTTACGTGCATCGTCTTCGTCGCATTACGATCAAGGATGAGAACGACGAGAAGCAGCATATCACCATGACGGATGAGCAAGTCGCTGAATATGGCGGCGCTGATGCCTTGTCTGAACTGAAGCGTGTTGAGCAACTGGTCAAGGAGGCCAACCTTTCGCACCTGCCAGGAAGTCCTATCGACTACATTGCTGGCAGACTAAAGAAAGCAGGCGTCAATGTTGGCGAGATAACGGGGCGCTCGATCATCATCGAGGACGGACGGCTTACAAAGCGAGCCGGATCTGAGGCCGAGAAAAAACGGATTATGAACGGCTACAATAGCGGCGAGTTGGATTCATTGATTATCAATCAGTCTGGCTCTACTGGCTATTCCATGCACGCAACGGACAAAGCGGGGAATGACGGCAAGCAGCGACACTTGATTGTTCTGCAACCTGACGGGAACATTGACGTGTTCATGCAGATTCTTGGTCGTATCCACAGAACAGGCCAGATCAAGCTTCCAAATTACACTATCGGCATATCTGACTTGTCTGTTGAAAAGCGCCTTGCCGCCGTGCTGATGCGTAAGATGGCATCCCTTAACGCCAACACCACGGCTTCTAAGGACTCTGCGGTCAGCCTGAAAGAATCGGTGGACTTCCTGAACAGGTATGGCGACGAGATCGTGCAAGAATATCTGACAGAAAATCCTGAGATCGCCTCCATGACTGACATGGAAGAAAAGGCCACTGACGGGATAGCTGCCAAGTTTACAGGCAGGCTGGCAATCATTGAGCCGGAAGTTGTCGAAAAGATATATGACGAGATCGAGGCGAACTACGTGGCGCATATCGAGGCGCTTGACCGTATGGGGATGAACACCCTTGAAGCCAAGACACTTGAACTGGATGCCAAGACGATAGACGAGATGGAACTGGTTCCTGCTGTTGATGATGGCGATTCTCCGTTCACGGGCGCTGCTGTTGCAGAGACAGTTGATGTCAAGAAGCTTGGAAAGCCTTTCACAGAGGAAGAATTAAAAGCTGAAGGCGAAAAAATTCTTGATGGCAAAAGCCCCAGTGATTTTGTTGATGAGCAAATCGCAGAGATCAAGGCGAAGATGCCTCCATATATCGAGACTATCGACAAAAAGATTGATGCTGCTGAACAGCTTGGTCAGGAATTAATGCTGGAAGCTGATGCAAAAGCTGCCGCCTTAGCAGAGGCGAGGGGTGAAGAATATAACGGAGTCCACAAAAGCACAGCGAAAGAAAGAAAAGCATCCGAGACTAAAGCGCTATGGGAACTCAATAAACGCACCGCACAAGCCAAGCTGAATGTTATTCTGGACAAGCTTGAGCAATATAAGCCAGGAAAGTCTTTGCGTATCCGTGTGGCTGATGGTGAAAATGCGCAGTATCTCTACGCTGTTTCCCTTGGCGTGAACATTAAGGGTGTGTCGCACAACCCGACTGCTGCAAGTTCGTACAAGGTTCGCTTTGCTATTGCAGATTCAGGCCGTGAAATCACGATACCTCTATCCAAGATAGTTGGTGAGGAAGCATCATATTCGACAGAGGCTGTTGATCAAAGCACAGTCCTTGGCTTCTTCCGTGACGGCTTCCATGAATCCCGCGAAACGCGGCAGATGATCACGGGCAACCTGCTACGTGGTTACGCCCAGTTTAAGAAGGGCCAGATCGTAATGTTCACTCGTGAGGATGGCTCAATCGAGCAGGGCATCCTCATGCCGAAAGAGTTCGACACGGCGACAGAGCTAGCGAAGCAGCCCGTTGAGTTCAAGGCGGCTAATCAAGTCCTTGAGTTTTTAAGGGATGGTCTTAATAGGCGGGTTCACTCCAAAGATGAAGTGATGTCATTCACCTATGAGCGCGGCATGTATGGCGGTGCGCCTAAGTGGAAGCTGCAAGTCAAGACTCGTGGCGGAAAGTCGTACTACCTGAACAAAGCTGTTCGCAAGCTGACCGGCGATTTTGTCAAAAGAAAAGGCGTTATGAGCGTTGAGATCAAGAGCGAGAACGATCTCAGGAAGATCTTTGATATCTACCAAGAAAACCTTGGCACACGCTACGAAACCAAGACACACAAGCCAGAGGCGCGTGCGGTTACTGGTCAGGAAATTAAGGGTGAGGATAAAGGTCAGGAAAAATTCTCGCGCCGCGACGATCTTCGCGCAGACGTTCTCGACCGCCTGCCGCGCATCGAGGCTGAATTGCAGGAGCGCCTTAAAGCGCTTGGCCTGAGCGGGAAGATCGCGTTGCGTTTTGTTGAAGCCATCAAGGCAAGGAATGAGGATGGCTCGTTCAGCCTTGCTGATGGCGTGTATCACCGCAAGCTGATCCGCATTGCGATGGATACGCTGGACAAGACGTTCACATTCAACCACGAAATCATTCACGCCTTACGAGATCTTGGCGTGCTGCGTGACATGGAATGGCGGAAGCTGGAGCAGGCTGCGCTGGCTGACACGCAAATGATGGATCGCGTTCGCCGCGAGAATGAAGGCGCTAACCTGACGGAAGAGCAGCTTATCGAGGAAGCTGTTGCCAATATGTTTGGTGAGCGCAACGCCCAGAATGGCGGCTTCTTTAAACGCGCAATGAAACGCATCTCTGCATTCTTCAAAGCTGTTAGGGCTGCGTTCTCCAAGGAAGGCTACAAGACTGCCGAAGACATCTTCGAGGGCATCGAGGAAGGTTATGTCGGGCGGCGCTCCGGCAAGGGGCGTGGTGGCGTAGCTGACCGCATGGCATACTCCCGCCGCTTCGAGCATGGCGTGGAGATGCCGAAGCGCGACAGCGAGGCGCGGTGGCGTGACGCAACGAACGGCGTGAGCGATGCGTCAACACTGGTTGATCGCTTGAATGAATGGTTTGACGCGGTGATCCAAGGGTTCTCGCGCCACTACAAGCACCTTCCTAACGACCGCCGCTTTGCTAACGTTAAAGAGCAGTTGCGCAAGATGGAGGCCGCGCCGCAGGCTGCGAAGGATGACATCGTGCGTATGCTCCGTGACATCACGGAAGGCATGACACCAGCGGATCTGGATCTCTTTACTCGTAAGGTTGTCCTTGAGGATCTTCTCTGGGAAGCGCAGAACGACCACGACCTGCCATTCGGCTTAAAGGATGAAGCAGGCGTTCGCGAGGCTCTTGCCGCCGTTGACTCCGCTTTGCAGGGGCGTGCAGATCTACAGGAGAAGCTGCGCAAGAGGCAAGCGCTGTCCTCACGTATCGCGGCGGCAATGGTTGAGGCTGGCGTGCTGACTAAAGAGCAGGTCGCCAACCCGTCATATTACCGGCACATGGTCCTCGAACATGCACGTTCGCAGAACGCATTTGTTTCGGACGCAACCAAGAAAATTAAAAGCCCGTTCTGGTTCGCTCGCAAAGGCTCAAAGAAGGACATCAACGCGAACCTTCTGGAAGCCGAGTTCGACTGGATGCACAAAGCGCTTGTGGATATTCAGACAGCCAAGACGATTGAAGCTATTAAGAAGTCGAAGCTGAACATCCGCGACAAGGTGGTTGCGGCAGCTAAAAGGCTCAACGCTGAGATGATGCAGCGCTTGATCAACGAGGACATCGACAAGAACGGTTACGACAAGCTGAACTCTAAGGGTGAAGTCGAGCGCACCAGCCCCATGAATGAGCAGATGAAGGCTTATAAGCAGCAGATAGCTATGGGCCTGAACTTTGTTGCGCAGGCGCTTGAGGATAATGAGATCCGCATCCCTGCACGCTTTGAATCCACTGTCGAGGGCTTGCTCGATAAGGATGCTGAAAGCGGTGGAGAGTTGTTCCCGTTCCTGACATGGCTTCTCGATAACGGACTTCCAGGATCTAACGGGGCGGCTGTGGTTTACAAGGCAGTGAACGCAAGGAAAGCTTGGGTTAAGGAGTCTCTGGGATCTGATTACACAAACCCGCTCAAGATTGATGAGTTGATCGCTCGCGGCCTAGCGCCTGAAGGGTATACGTCCTGGCAACCGGAAGAAGGCAAGATCCTTTACACGGCTCAGACGCTTTCTGAACACGCGCAACAGAAGATGTTACGCACGATCATGCAATCGCCTTCGGATTATATGCCGAAAGATATTGCTGATGTTGTAAGCGCTGAACTGAGTGATCACCTGACTGAATCATTGGTTGTCGGTGGCGATAAATACAAGCTTATCATTCCAGAAGAACTCGCAGTGACGCTTGACAGTATGCGTGATGTGCCAGCGAGCAATGCGCTTTCATACACAACCGGCAAGACGCTTTCAGCTTGGAAGATCTGGACGCTTATCAACCCGCGCCGCGTTATTAAGTACAACCTGAACAACCTGTCTGGCGACCTTGATGCTGTAATTGCTGGCAATCCTAGCGCACTGAAGCATATGGGGCAGGCGATCCGCGAATTGACGGACGTGATGCTCAAAGGCAATGAGCCTTCTGCACGCTACCGCGAAGCCGTTGATCGAGGTGTGTTTGATAGCGGCATGTCTATTCAGGAAGTTCCGGACATCTCCTTCCTTGGTGAGTTCGAGCATTTGCGCGATCAATCAAATCGGCTCGACAAGCTGAGTGCACGGGCAATCAAGAAGATCTGGCGCGGCATGAAGAAGGGGACTCAATGGCGTGAGAACTGGTTGCGTTACGCTGCGTATCTCGATTATGCGGAGCGCCTTGAGGCAGGCGAAAGCATGGAATCGGTTGGGTATGGCGCTGCCATTCCTGAGATCGTTGATAACGTTCACGACAATAAAGACAAGGCTGCGCTGCTTGCTCGTGAACTGGTTGGCGATTACGGAAATGTTTCTGAAATCGGTCAAGGGCTGCGCCGCCATGTGATGCCGTTCTATTCGTGGATAGAGATCAACACCAAGCGTTACTGGCGCTTGAACGCGAACGCATGGAGCCAGGGCGTAGCTAAGGGTGCCGCAACATCAGGCGGTCTGGCTGTCGCGAAAGGCGCACGGTTTACAGCGTGGGCATATATCCGAATGGCAATGGTCTATGGCCTTGTCTCGATGTGGAACAACCTGTTCTTTGGGGATGAAGAGGAAGAACTGGACGAAGCGGATCGCGTTCGCCTCCACATCAACCTTGGCAAGTGGGACGGCGAGATCCATACGATTAAGTTCCAAGGCGCATTGTCTGACTTTATGGGCTGGGTTGGCTTCGAAGATGCAATGACAATGTACCTGAAGATTGATGAAGGCAAGGCGGATTGGGGCGATGTCGCGGAGAAAATATACAAAGCGCCAGTCAATAGGCTGGTCAGTGCGGTACGCCCTGACTTTAAGTTGCCTGTTGAATTGCTTGGCGAAATAAGCTTCTACCCTGACGCCTTTGAGCCGAGCAGTCTACGCGATGGATGGCGTCACACCTTCCGCACATTCTCCTTCGAGCATGAGTATGATCTTGTTGCAGGCAAGCCTTCGCGTGGATATGCGCAGTCCCTGAAGAACACGGTTGTATATACGCGAGATCCCAATGAGGTCGCTTATAATGCCGCACGCAAGCTGGCAATTGATTGGAATCAAGAGCGCCTTGGGATGTCTGGCAGTGGCGGATACCACACAGAGCGTGGCGATCTGGTTTACCAGATCAAGAAGGCGGTTCGCTTTAAAGATAAGGCTGTACGGGCTGCGAAGGAGCAGGAGCTTCGTGATCTGATTAAGCGTGATAATGCTAGTGGCCTGCGCAAGCGAACAAGCTTCGAGAAGGTTATTCAGTCATCAGTCAAAAGGGCGCATCCCCTCTATAGAATCCCGAAAGGTCTGCGCATGACGTACCTGCGAACCCTTTCGAGCGCTGACAGAAGGGCGTTAAACACAGCAATTCAATGGTGGGAAAAGGTATATAAATAGTGAGTGACATTGATGCAGCGGCAGAGGCCGTGAGATCTGGGGCGATGTCTCAACGTGCGGCGTCAAAGAAGTATGACGTGCCACGTACAACTCTAAGGAGGCACTTAGCGCGTGCTGAGGTTCCTGACGGCTTTATGGTGAAGGGAACAAGCACGCTGGTAGATCCGAATGGAGCCGTTAAGCTGCAATGGATCAAGATGTCGGCAGATATGGAGCGGCAGAAAGCCATGCTCATGGAAACTGTCGAGGCCATGAAAGAGAGTATGCCACGTATGAAGCCGGTGAGTGCACCGAAGAAGGCGCTCGATGAACTGGTTAATACATACGTCATTACAGATTTCCACTACGGGATGCTCGCTCATTACCGTGAGGGCGGGGCCAACTGGGACTTGAAGATCGCAGAGAAAACCCTCCTTGGCTGCTTCTCGCACATGATGGCTGGCGCTCCGAATGCTAAGGTGGGGATCATTGCCCAGCTAGGGGATTTCCTACATCAAGACAGCATAGCGCCAATGACAGGCACGGTCGGCACCACACACACGGTTGATGCTGACGGACGCTTCTCTAAGATTGTGAGATCCGCGATTAAGTCTCTTCGTGCCATTGTGGATATGGCGCTGGCAAAGCATGAACGTGTTCACGTCCTGATGGCAGAGGGCAATCACGACCTATCAAGCAGCATCTGGCTCAGATCGCTATTCGCGGCGCTGTACGAGAACGAGCCGCGAGTAACGATTGATGATTCTGATCTGCCGTTTTACGCATATCAGCACGGCAACACGATGCTTGCTTTTCATCATGGACATTTGAAAAAGTTTGCCGCACTGACAAACCTTTTCGCCGCTGAGTTCGCCCAGATGTGGGGCGCGACGACACACCGTTACGGTCATTGCGGTCACTTACATCACAAAGAATCCAAAGAGGATATGGGGATGACGATCACCCAGCACCGCACGCTCGCTGCAAGGGACTCATTCTCTTCGAGGCACGGCTACCACTCGAACAGAGGCGCACAATGCGTCACCTACCATTCCAAGTATGGAGAGGCAGGAACAAACAACGTAACACCGGAGATGATTCAATGAGGGTAGATGAAGTTAAGGTTAAGGATATTCGCGCAGAGCGGGTTGATGGCGTTAAGTCGCTTGTAATCGAAGATGAGATGGAGAGGCAGGTCATCTTCATACCCGACGAGAAATGGACGGTATTGGTTGACGAAATGGATAAGCTGAGATGAGTTATTCATTTGGCAAAGCTTCAAGCCGCAGGCTCGCAACCTGTCATCGCGATATATTTATGATCGTTAATGTGGTCATCACCAGGACGCCAGTAGATTTCACTGTTGCTGATGGAAGGCGCGGTCGAGTAGCGCAAGAGGCCGCGTTCGAGGCTGGCAATAGCAAGGCGCGTTACGGTGAGTCTCCGCATAACGCCGCGCCTCTTTCGCTGGCTGTCGATCTGGTGCCGTACATCGACGGGCGGCTGGCTTATGAAAACGATGAGGCTTTTGATCAGCTTCACGACTGCGTTCGTGAGGTTGAGGGGGAGTTGTTAAGTGACGATGTGATCACAAACCGGCTTGACTGGGGCGGTGACTGGTCAGGCTTTGTAGATAAACCGCACTGGCAGATTCGTGGCTGGCGCAAGATGGTGAAGGAGGCGGCGTAATGATCGGGATTTTAGCAAGCATCCTCGGCAACGGGGATGTTATCAGCAAGGGCATGGAATTGATTGATGATGCCTTTGAAAGCGACGAAGAAAAGCGGGAAAGCAAGACCAAGGCGAAGATTGATCTTATGAAGGCGTATGCACCTTTTAAGGTGGCGCAGCGTTATCTGGCTTTGATGTTCGGCTTTACCTATCTGTCCAGCTTCTTCCTTGTTCTGGGCATGACGCTTTACGGCTCCCCTGTCGAGCATGTATTCGCAGTCCTTGAAGAGTTTCAGGTGGGCTGGATTATGATGGCGATCATTATGTTCTACTTCGGCGGTGGCATGGCTGAAAGTTTCGGCAACGCCGGTAAGAAGATGAAAACGAAATGAAACCCGGCAAGGTCGAACAATGGTATTTAGACAACAAAGAAGAAGTCTTGATGCTTCTTCGCAAGGCGCTGTTTAAATGACCTTCCTAGCAGCCCCTCTCCTTGCCCTGTGGCGCTTATCTGATGGTGGGTGGCACCGTCTGCCCTACGGCTCCAACATCGTCGGCTACGGCCTCTGTGTGGGCTTCTCGTATATGGCTGTTGACCACTGGTTCGGCATCATCGTGGGGCTGCTTTATGGTCGAGGCTTAACTCAGGGCTACCGAGACTGGAACTCTTTCGACGAACAGATGCTTCGATCTTGGTATGCCTTCGCTGTCGGGGTCGTTTTATTCGCTTTCGCCACGTATGGCATGTACGATTTCACCTTGTGGATGATGGCTGTTGTTGCCCTGCCGATAATCGGAAATGTCATCCAGCCTTGGTTGCGTAAACAGTTTGACGGACATGCTTCGAACCGTGTTGCCGAGACATTCGAAGGCTTCTGCGTGGGGCTGGCTATAGCCTGTCTTTAAGACTTAATCTGGCGGCTTTTCGATCCCGCCTATTCATTTTCTTTTTAATAGTTTTTGTCACGCCGGGGCGGGAGCAATAGACGAGGATTTTACGCCATTTACTTACAACGTCCCATTCATCCCCACCCTTCAGCTTTTGTCTGCGCCCCATCATCGTTATCTTCCTTTTACGTTATTTCTGATTAACGTCATCTGATGGTTGCTTTTTATAAACAACGAACCAATCAAGCCCGTAAGCGGGGCAGACAAGCAGTTTGTTAGGCATCCCGTTCCTGTCCTTCTCGCCACTTTCGCCACAGATGAAGAAACCGCCTGATTGTTCAGGAAACGCAGCCTTCAACACGGTGGCTTGCTTGTCACATTTGTCACGCAGCCTTTCGATTTCCTCTTGTGCGTCTAGTAACGCCTTGCGAGTGGCCTCAGTTCTTTCTTCTTCTCTTTTAAGCATCTGTTCGAGGTAGTCCACTTCAAGATAAAGGTTGCTTCTACCTGTCATCCTTCCTGCTCCGTTTTCTCGGACGTTTTCAGGGCGCGGATGGCGTTGATAACGTCGATAACTTTCTTCGACGGCATCTCGCCTTGGTCTGGTCCACCAATTTGCAGGGCCACCTTCGCCGCCTCTTCCAGCGCCTCGTTCCTGATGGTGTCCCGACAGGCGGCAAGGGCGGCTTTGGCTTGTGCGCGATATTGTATGATCGCGACCTTGAAGTGACGGTCATCGACGCCTAAGCCAAACTTATCGGCCTTATGGATAGACTGCATAATCGCTTCTATTAGCTGTTCGTCAGTGGTCATCGGGGGTCTCCTTTTTGGCTAAATAAATTCGGTTTTGCATAAACGACAGACCCATACGAAATCATAGCTAGATGTTGTTCTAACCTCGATCTGGTCTGTATGACATTTCGGGCAGGGACGCCTGTGGCTCTCCACAAAATCCTTCCGGCGTTCTCCTTGGTGTGCTGCTGCTGCAATATCTAATTTACTTAACTTCATCGGGGTTCTCCTCTGCATATGGGCAATGCCGCAACGACGGAATATCCGGCGCACACGTCTGGTCTTCCGAGCCGCAGACTGGGCAGGTGATATGGTTCTCCTGTGCCAAGGCACGTAATATCGCAGCGACCCATGCTCGGCTTGGCGTGGGGGCTTCGCTATAGAATTTTCTGTTGGGCCAGTAGTACACCTTTGCATAGCTTTCTTCTGGCTGGACCTTTATATCTGCGATCCACTTAGGCAACACCGCATTGTGTATGGTACGGGCTGCGTTAAGAGAGCCGTTAAGGGCATTACGGATTACAGTTCTGTAGGAGGCATCAAGATCAAGGACATCCGCTATAACAAAATGCAGCGCCTTTAATTTTCCATCTTTCAGATAACCTACATAGCGTTCACCGGCTTCCACACGATCCGCAAGGGCGTTAAGGTTTGTCATCACCCGCCTCCTTGCCTGTGAAGTACCACACAAGGTCATCGTGCATTTCTTTAAGGAGGGTTGCGTCTTCGGTGGGGAAGTGGATGGTGCCTTGTTGTTGACTAAACAAGTAACTTCTCCAACGAAGCTGATTGGAGTCATGGTCAAAGTAGACGCACCATTTCTCCTGATTATCATCACCCCAATCAGGCTTAAACCCGCCAGCCCTCCTACGCAACTCAGCCTCAATCCGTAGGCGTCTGGCGTGGTCAAGGGCTTCCTGTTCGGTGCGGAAGATGTTGCCCATAGATCGACGGTCTGTATCGAAACCTGCGCCTTCCCATGCGCCTTCCCACCCACGTCCCCATGTATCCAAGTGCCAATATTCATCACCCATTTGAGGCCACGACTTCGGTGGGTCTTCCGCTTTACCCTTCAGCTTCTCGATTTCTGCCAACAGGTTGTTGGCGATTTCTTCAAGGTGTTCGATGGGTTGGGTCATTTCTCTTCCTTCCTTAAACAAATCCATTGAGGGTTCTGGTCCTGGGTCGGCTTCATTTCAGCGCGAGCATGAAAGCAGTCCATGATCGAGTCGTATGCGCCCTTGTCCTGAGCGACAGGGCCAACATTCGTTAAGGCAATGTAGATAAGAATCCACTTCATATTTTCACCACTCCGTTTTGTAAGTGCCTGATAACACTTGACATTATTTAGTGATGAAAAGCGGTGAAAGCGTTGATTTAATTGAAGCTTCTAGCCTTCGGGGCGGTTGCTCCACTCCAATAAAATCAATGACTTAGGGGGCCGTTTTCACCACTTTCCTTTTTCACCAGTTTTCTAGTAAAGATTCACCACTTTTTTGTTCGCGGAGTGTTCACTTCTTGTCCACTCTGCATATCGGCTCATCGCCGTTTGCGCAAGCTTCATCTGACTGATCTGACGAGCATAATAATTCACCGTCTCATTCGTCTGCCCCGTGATAGATCCGGCCTCTGGGATCGTCACACCCAGCATCAACATCCGAATGACGGCATTCTTGCGAAGGCCATGCGTCTTCAGAGACGACTCCGCACCAAGAATACGCCTGCGCTCCGCCGTGTACTGCGACCAGAAGTTATTGTAACGCAGCCGCACACCCGTCTCCGACATGAACAGATACTCACCCGCTCGCCCCATCCCGTCCCATAACGAAACAAGATCCGGATGCAGCGGGATATACAACTCCTTGCCAGTCTTCTGCTGCTTCACATACAGAACATCATCGTCACTCCGATCAGCATGGCGGATCATCAGGACATCACCGACACGCTGCCCCGTCAGCACGCACGTCAGCATCACCTGACGCACACGATCCGTTGTCTCGGCAAGAAAACGCTCAAGCACATCTTCAGGCCAAGGCATGTGTTCCCCCGTGCCAAGCTTGCGGATCGTCGTGCCTGAGAAGTCGGCAGGATTATGCTTGACCCTGCCCCTCGGTATAGACCAGCCGTAGATGATACGGATCACCTTCATCAACTGGTTCGCCTTTCCTGGCATATCCGCATAAGCGTCACGGATCTCCAAGATCTGCGGCATGTCAATGTCGGACGCATCTTCGTGACCCAGCAACTCAACAGCTAGATCAATCGAATAACGATACTGCTGGCGGGTACGCCTGCCGAGGTTCAGGTAATCCTGAGATCCCATATAAGCAACGGCAAGATCGCGGAAGCTGCCGTCCAGTATCACCGTGTCGGCTGGCTGAACCGCTGCCTTCGGCTCCTCGTAACTGCTTAGGGCGTGCGCATAATCCACGATGAAGTCAGGATCACTCGGAGCGCCGCGAAGACGTAAACGAGTGCTCCCTCTACGGAAATAATAATATCCCCGCTCGTACTTAACGTATTTAAGTTTTACGGTTTTGCTTGATTCTGGCATCAATCCTCTCCTTCATTGTGCTAGAAGTCTCTATTATACCACAATCATGTTGTATCCCGCTCAACTTATCGAGCGTCAGGTCTATTTTTTTCTTGTCGTAAACCTTCCGCGCCCCCAACTGAATCGGCTTCGGAAACCGACCAAGCCGCACATACGACCGGAACGTGTTCACCGAAACACCAACATAACACGCCGCCTCCTTGGCGCTGATCAGGCGAGGAGGCAGGCTCATTCGCCCCTCCCCATAGGCCAGACCACATCAACACCACGCCGTAACGCCTGATCCGCCATATTCCGCGTCCCAGCGCCACCAGGAAACGCAATCACAACATCCGGATCACCATCATCCAGCATCTGCTTGTTGCGAATAGGACCAGCCGCACGACCATGCGCCGACCAGTCGGCAGGATAAGGACGACACGCAATGCCGCGCAGGTTCGCCCATAACCCCGCCAAGCCATCAGCGCCACGCGCCGCACCATGAATAAGTAAACTCACCGGCTGCTCCTTGTGGAATTTATTCAGAGCCTCGGTCAGCCCATCCACATCACGGAAGTCCCTGCCGCCACATACCAATACCTTCGTCATAAGCCTGCCTCATATGCCTCGACATCCTTCATCTTGTAACGAACGATGCCATCAAGTTTAACCCAGCGCGGCCCCTTACCCTTCTTGCGCCAACCATGAACAGTCTGCGTTTTCAGGCGCAGCCGCTCCGCCAGTTCATCCGTTGTCAGCCAGATCTGGACCTCATTCTCCTTCGTCATGGCAAATCCCCTGCGGTCGGGAAAGGCGGTCGGCAGTAGTTGGCAAGCGTCTCTGTATACGCACCAGCAAAGCAAAGGCAGAACTGGTCCCACTCCGCCTGTGACGGGATGCGGTTGAAAGACAAGCCAATGGATTCCGCATATTGCATAGCGGCTGAACCCCCCTTCATGGCAGACATCTTCTCATTCGGTGTCGGGTCTATCATCTTGTGTGATTCCTTAAATACAAATTCAAGCCAGTGCATATGCGCCATCGAGCAGGCCATTGCCTTCAGTCTCCGTGACGGCATGAAGCCGAAGCCCCGCGCCTCCCGATGGCACACACGACACAGCATTACCCCAGCACCACAGCGTCAATCTTATGGGTCAGATCCTGAATGGTTCCCTCGTTGTAAAGAACCGCATCAGGCTCAAAGCCATACAGAGTCTCGCTGGCATGACTATCATCATGCTTGATCCCAGGACGCATGATCTCGATCAGGATGCCACCCATGCTGCGCACGGCTGCGGCCTCATTCTCGAAACGCACATCATCGGCAACAAGCACACCATCATGGTCCAGCACATCCCGCGCAACACGCTCCCACTGGAGAACCCAGAAGTCCTCACCCATGCAGTCGCGACCCCACTCCGTTCCCAGCGACTGCATCGCCCAGCGCGGCGTGTTGCCATCCAGCAACGGCGACGGCTTCTCCTTCAGGCTTCCCTCGATATGCGCCTCACCCAGCCCCAGCGACCGGAGCATGGTCTTCAGCGGCTGCGCAAACTTGACCAGCGTGAAGCCAGCCCCTTCGACAAGGTAGCTTGACGCCACACCCTTGCCGCTTCCCTTCCTGCCACACAGGCCGACTACCTTTTGCATTTACGCGCATACCTTTTTGTCCAGAGGAATCCATCAAGTTTACAAACCATGCGAGCGAACAGGCGCACAGGGTAGGAATGCCAAAACAGGCTTCTATTCAATTTAACTTCTCCAATATGTCGAGGGTTACACACATGCCATCCAGCTTGCTTGCCGCCGTCAGGCAGATGTCGAGGTTGTGAAAGGTCCGGATCAGGTCGTAATAACCGTGATGCAGGACGATCAGGGCGAAGGTCATTTGTCTTCCCCTATCATCTGAACGACATCTCTCTCAGCCCAACGATACGTCCTCCCCGTCTCGTGAGGTTCGCACGTCCTGAGACTGCGGATATGCTTGGATACGGTTACATTGCAGATCCGATGACCAGCGACTTCAAAGATGTCGTCAGAAATTTCCACAGCGCAAGGCGTGCGCCTGAGTTGTGTGCTTAACTTGTGATACGAGCGCCACACCATGAAGCTGTTCACGATGCCATCAATCTCATGCTTGGTCTTCATGCGATCCTCCCGTAGAACTTGGCGGGGCCAAAGTAATTCTTGTCGAACAACGCCCACATGCAGTTTTCCTTGCCGACCTGACCGTTCCCCATCCAGGAAACACGCCCAACCGGCACGATGGATTGACACCGCTGGATGCACGCGCTCGACTGCTTGGTGAACAGCCAGTCCGAATAGAACAGCAACCATGTCGGCGCGATGTTGCTCAGGTGATCAATGATGTCGTGCAGCATCGGCGTTGCCCAAGGCGGATTGGTGATGAACACGTCACCGCGACAGTGCTGGACATCAAAAAGATTCTGCGTCTCGATGTCCTGACGCTGAGGCTCGATGTCCGTCATGCCGCCAGCGTGATGCCCGAAGGACTGAAGAACATCGACCAGCGCCCCATCGCCTGCACACGGCTCATGGAAGACGGTTTCCGGACGCAGGTGCGACAGCAAAGGGATGACGGCGCTCTTCGGCGTCTGGTAAAAGTCTCTCGGCTTGCGCTCGAAGTTGGAATACTTACCCATAATGTTGAAACCCCCAGTAAACGGCGATGTTCCTGAGAACAGCGGCGACGGTATAGATTGATGTGATTAACAGGCTCACCGACTTGCGGCGTGCGGCGTGCAGGCCAAACAGGGGGAGCATGTAATAAGTGAGGAGCAGGCTGATAAAGAAACCAACCCCCACGTTGACGAACGAGAACACTGTCGATTCAAGCAAACTCAACCTCCATGATCTTCGAGTATTTGCCCTCTGGCTTGACCTTGATACGGACAGGTGACGGGGCATATTGACGGGATTGCTCGATAGCGTGCTGGCAATCGAGCGGCGCAGCGGCACCAGGAAATCTTGTTGACCACCACTGCTGCGCCTTCTGGCGTGCGTAACCTTCATGTTCGAAACAAACCCACTCGCTAAACTTTTCGCGACCAGCGGCGCACATATAATCAACGCGCATGGAACGGGTTTTTCCTGGACGTGCGTGCATCGAGTAATTGGTGAACATCACATCCCAGATCATCGGCCTGATCTGGCTGGTCAGGATGGCGTCTGTCGCGGCGGAGCGTGACAGCTTGATTTCCGGTGGCGGGAACTCATGCTCGCACACCGGACAGATCCTGACGGCTGCGTGCAGGATCGTGTCGCAGTCGGGGCAGATTTTTATTGGCGCTTCTCCGTCGCCGTCGCCCTTCACTTCCTTGACGTTCAATTGATCGAGGGGGCCGTGTCGTGCAACGTTACGAGCGAAGTCCAGAACGAGGCAATCCTCCTTGCCCTCGGCAATGCGCGTGCCGCGACCGATCATCTGCACATGCAGGCCAGTGGATTCTGTCGGGCGCATCAGCGCAATCAAGTCCGTGCCAGGAGCGTTGAAGCCCGTGGTCAGGACATTGGCATTGGTCAGGGCGCGAAGCCTGCCAGCCTTGAAGTCGGCAATGATGCGGTCGCGCTCGGCTGGGTTGGTTTCACCAAGAACGGTTTCGCACGAATAACCTTTTTCACGGATCGCCTTGGCAACGGCTTGGGCGTGCTTTACGCCGGAGCAAAAGATCAACCAAGACCCTCGCTCCTGTCCCTGCTCGATGATCTCATTGACAGCGGCCTCTGTGATCTCGTCATTGTTGACAGCGGCCTCCAGTTCGCCAGCAATGAACTCACCGCCGCGACGGTGCACGCCATCAACACTTAATTCTGTAACGGTTTGTTTCGGGACTGGTGCGCAGAGATAACCCTGCTCGATCATGTCAGCGATGCCAGCCTCGTAACAGATGTCCGTGAAGATCGCGCCATCGCCCTTGTGCAGCATCCCGCTATCAAGGCGGTATGGCGTAGCGGTCAGGCCGATAACCTTAAGGCGCGGGTTCTTTTCCTGCATGGCAGCAAGCGCCTTGCCATACATCGTGTTCGCGTTGCGCGGGATCAAGTGCGCTTCGTCAATGATAACCAGATCGAAGCGATTAAAACTCGATACTTTTCTGACAAAAGACTGGATGCCAGCATAGACAATCTGCGAATACATATCGCGGCGACCGACACCGGCAGAGTAGATCCCTGCCGGTGCGTGAGGCCACAGGCCAATGAGTTCGTCGTAATTCTGCGCGATCAATTCCTTAACGTGAGTCAGCATCAGGACTCGCGTCGAGGGATAACGCTCAATGGCAGAGCGAACGAACTCGCCCAAGACGATTGACTTCCCCGTACCAGTCGGCAGAACGATCAGCGGGTTGCCATCGTTCGACATGAAATACTGGTAGATGGAGTCAATCGACTCGCGCTGGTATGGCCTGAGTTCAATCATGTGATGTCGATGCGAACAGGCTGACGACGAACCAGTGCCAGCCTGCACTTGGCTGGGTTGACAGTTACGCCTGTGCTTTTATCCTCAAGCACGGGATCATAGCCATCAAGCTCGCACGCCTTAATCGCACTCTCATAGGCACGCCACGCCTTTTGAAGATCTGCAATTGGGTCTTTAAACTCGATGATAGGAAGATTCGGTTGGGTGGGAGTCTTGGCCTTCTTTGTCGGCCCATCGCCAACAATTGAAGAAAGATCAATCTCTATGCTTTTGCCATGCTGGAATGCAGCTTCAAGAACAGTGATCTTGGATTTATAGCGTGCTGGGAAGTTGGCTTTTTGTTTCGCGAGTTGAGCAAAGGCAATCTCGGTGCCAGCTTGTAAAACTTTTAGAGCAATCTTCACGCCATTGATCTGGTCAGTTGTGACCCTTAAAACTTTTCGGCTCGCGATGTACTTAGCAATAACCCTGTCGTGAATGGTGAACCCTGCGCCCATAAGGTCGGGCATCTCTATGTTTATGTGAATCGCTTCACCTGTGATCGAGGTTCTAACGGGGATCACACCAGCCTCTGAACTGGCCTGCTTTTCTCTGTTCTTGAAAAAATTAACTTGATTTGAGTTAAGTTTTTTTTCTGACACTTCTATTGCGTTAGCTAATGCGGTAGTCATCCTTCGTCCTTCCATGTAGTGCCGTCTGGCATTGTGTATTCCACCCAGTTCCCTTCATCGCTTCCGCCGGAAACGGTTCCAGGAATAAGGCAGGGGAGGTAGCGCTGCTCTTCGCAGCCGACTTCTTGAAGCTCAGGCGATATGAATTGACCGCTTCGATTGCACGCCCAGCCACCCTCTTCGCAGACGATGGCGTGCAGGCATGTGCGACAGTTGCGATCAGCCGCCTTTCCTTCGTGGCATATCTCTGAGAAATCACACCAGCGGCACTTGTAGAAATCAGGTGTGCCGATTCTTTCCGGTGCGGAATCAGAGAAGATGATCCGCTTCGCCTTCTCTTTTAAGTTCTGTGCTTCGTTCGGATCTTCGTTTGTGCGGACGCTGGTATAAGCGCGACCGCCAGGAGTGCAGGCTGTCAGGTAGTGGCGGGAGTATCCGCCGTATTCCATATAAAGGACGCCCTGCGCGTAGTACACTTGGTCCCATTGGCGCAGGGCGCTCTTTTCCCCCACCTTATCTTTCAAGTCATTTAGTTTCTTAAACTTCTTCTCGTTGATTGACTTGTGTTCCCACACATGCGGCGTCACGGGAGCCTGCAAGATCCCCGTAATGTCGCCGTCCATGTGGCCCCGAAAGTGACCGCCGAAATCGGAGTATCCGATCTGGCGACCACTCGCAGGATCTAGCGTCAGGAGAGTAACGCCAGAGATTGCACGCAGACGTTCAATCGCAACGTCCTCTTGCGTGAAGCCGTCATCAAAGGCGCGGAGAGTTGACGCCTTGAAGACGACATTCATAGCCCAGCGAAACTGATACCAAAGCATCCGTGCGCATTCGTTGCCAATCGAGGACATGCCAAGGTAGAGACGCCGCTTCTTCCGGCGGCTTATCTCGACCATCGCATCATCCATAGCGTCGAGCGTCGGGTCAGTTTCGGGGGGCCATGTAACATTCGTCATTTAATCTTCCTTCGCCTCTTCACAAGGAGGGCATTCGGGATTGTCGTGGAAGCCTTCGAGTTGTTGAGGGACCAGCGGCCCCTCAACTTCGACAACGGTTACGCCGTCACTCGCCCAGACCTTCATCCCCAAGGTGCCGATCCGGCTGGAGGTGTGGCTGGCGTTGCGGGTGCAGCGGGGAAGCCGCCTGCGGCTTGCTCTGCCGCAGGAGCGGCAGCAGCAGCAGCGGAAGCAGCAGCGGCCTCGGCGGCAGTAGGAGCAGCAGGAGCAGCAGGAGCCGCCGCTTCAGGCATGATGAAACGCGCAATGTCGTTGCGGGTTGGATCATTCTTCTGCAAGCGAACAGATGCCACACACACGCGCCCTGCGAGTTCATTCACATCGTTATTGATGCGAGGAACGCCACAGGCCAGCGCCATGTTTCCAAGATCACGCATACCCATCTCACGCACATCGGTCTTTGCGTGGAAGATGTTAATGTTGAACCACAGCTTGCGGCCTTGGAACTCGGCGGGATTAACCACGTCGAACTCGCAGACCACACCGCCGCCAGTGCTGTTTGTCTTGGCGGTAGTGAACATCAACTGGTAGTCGCCAACCGGCAGCGGCTCAAATTCTCCGCCGCCAGCGTGATCAGCAGCTTCAAAGGGGGTTTGTAATTGCGTCATTCTGCAATTCCTTTCTGATTAAAAAACGGGATAGTGTTTGAGAGGGAGTCCCATGCGAGCGGCATATCCGCAGGCATGGCGTAGCGATTCTTGGCCTGAAAGGCCGGTCGCTCTTCGGTGTAGAGAAGCCGCTCACCAGATCCGATGGCGCGTGTCTTCTTGTTCCCGAAACCTTGATCGCTCTGAGTCGTGGCGACTCGATAGTTTGTGAAGAGAATGCAATCGGCCCATTCACGCACCTTGGCGCTCGCGCCCTTGTGCAGCTTCACTTGATAGCGGTCGTAGGGTTCGCTTGATGGATCATCGAAGCGTTTGACTTCGCTGTGCGCTACGAGGATGACTGCCATCCCCTTTTCGTCGCGCAGGTAGTTAAGCGCCTTGATGAAATCCAGCCAGTAATCGAGGGCGATGCCGTAGCCCTTACCGAAGCCGTAATCATCAATGTGATTAACAGCGTGACCCTTCTCATTGGTCGGGTGCTTGGTGAGGGTGTGCTGCCAGACCAGATTCTCTAACCAGTCAAGCGAGTCGACAACCAGCGTCTTGTATTTGTGATCTTCGGTAGCCAGCGAGGACATCGCCTCGATCACATCTTCGTAGGTCTTCGCGAGAGGAAAGTGCGGGACATCAATCACGCCCAGCCCGTCCTCGGTTTGGATAAAGATCGCATCCGGAGCCGCAGCGGCGAGCGATGTCTTGCCGATGCCTTCCACCCCGTACACGATCATTCGAGGCGGCGTAGATGTTGCCCCCTGCGAAATGTCTTTAAGAGACAACGCCATTATTCAGCGTCCTTTCGTTTTATCTTGAATGTGGTTTTGCCAGGAGCAACGGTTCGGGCAGGGTTGAAAGATGCCTGCCAGTCTGGCGGTAGCGCCTGATAGGTACGCTCCTGAACGCCATACTTGACGCTCACGTACTTATCGGGGTCGGTGATTGCGGGATCTGCGACCAGTCGCTCGCGGAGGTCGCCCAGCTTTTCTTGATCCCAGTTCACACGGCGGGGTTTATCCACGCTCAATGTTATTGTGTCAGAATCAATGTGAACGACGCCGAGAGGCTCGTCCTTGTTCAGATAAGCTTCTTTAATGGCTTCTTTAAACTTGAGTTCGATAGCTGCATCGAGCATAAAGCGTATGGAATCGAGAACTGATTTTTCTGCTTTTAGTTGCTCTGTAATCGTGGCGAAAACGCTATCGGGTAGTTCGCTCACGTCTTCAACTGACATAGCCAGAAGGTCATGCAGTTGTGGAGTATTGGGGATATTCATTGTTTATCCTCGTATAGAGTTTAGCCTGACTAAACGCACCATGCGTAAATCGGCATACGCATAATCGCAGAGATAAACAAAATAGGAATAGTAAAAAATGATACTATATGCTAAAATATCTTTTGACACTGGGGAGTGCAGGGCAATACTTTTCGCGATTCGTATCACAGGGGATATGCAAAGGAGAGATTGCTATGAAGTCCATTGACGGAGAATGGTTTAAAGAAAGACTTAGAGAGATTAGAAAGTCACAAGCTGGATTATCTCGGCACATAGGAGCGAACACAGCGACCGTTAATCACATGCTGCATGGTCGTCGTACAATGTTGCTACCGGAGGTAGAGGACATTGCACGTTATTTAGAGGTCACACCTGCTGAGATCTTGATGCGTGTCGGCCTCCCTATCGTCGCCATCCCTGAGAACACCCAGGCCATACCATTAGCGGAAGATAGCGACGGCGAACTCAAGGCGTCGGGATCTAATGGCTGGATCATTCCGAAAGATTTTATCTCGAACAACCTGAACGCCACCCCAGAGGGGCTGGTCATTACTGAAGTTAAGGACGATTGCATGTCGCCGACCATGCGCGTTGGTGATCGTGTGCTGATCGACACTAGCCACACAAAACCAACACCGGCTGGCGTGTTCGCTATCAATGATGGGTTCGGGGTGTCGCTAAAGAGGATTGCGCATCTGCTGCACAGCAACCCGCCAGAACTGCGCGTCACGTCTGATTCTTCTGATGAAGACGCCGCCACAGTCCCAGCGAGTGACCTTAAAATCTTAGGCCGCGCTGTCTGCGTCTTGAATAGACTCTGATTCGTTTAGCATTCTGCCGATGGTTTCGTCTGCTAAGTATAGAAGGCTGGTGACGGTCGCTCGTTCTCGTTTGTCATCAGCCAATCTTGCGCCACGAATCAGCGCCGCAAGATTGTGTATTTCAAAATTATCCATTAACACACCCTATAATTATATTTATCTGAAATAATTATGCCCCTTACACCGCTTAGATATTATTGAGCGGTGAAAAAACATACTCAAAATATTTGCAACAAGTGATTTAGTCCAGCGCGACATAAGCAACCCTCGGTCGCCCAGCCTTGCCTGTATGGATTGTCTCCTTTGATGCGAGTTCGGCATCAACCAATGCCGACAGGATCTCCTTCATGTCCTTTGGTTTATGTGTGCTGAACGGTGGGCGCTTCTGCATTTCCGTCCATGAAACGCCATGCTCACCGGCTTCTCTTATAGCGAGCAAGATGGATTTCTTATTCCCTTCAAACTCAGATCCGGATACGCGCATCTTGAGGACTGATATCGTCTGATTGACACAGAACTTGACGTATTCCATCGCCCAGTTCGTCTCGATGTCCTCGATCACGGTCGCATCCGGATCTTTTGCAAGAGCGCATATCAAAGCGATCCTCATGGAAAATTCCCTGATCCGTGAGGGCAATTCCTCCAAGCCGTAAGGCTCAAGCTCATTGCACATCGACACGCGCAGCTTATCAAACTCCTTAAGCACCCTTGTCGCGGGACCACTGAAGGGTATTGTGATAATGTCAGGTCGTTCTGATGAAGACACCGTTCCAGCGTCATAACCTGCTCTTCTATTCACCTTCTCGATCCAGTCAGTGATTCTATGTGGCACTTCGATAATGCCCTTTAATTCGTGAACCATTCTCGGTTGGTTCGATTGATGAATTAAAAGCCTGCCGATAAAACCATCTGCAACACTCGTGGAGTTTAGATTCCGATACAGCGTCACGGGAGTCGTCATTGCTAACATCGTGATCGCTGGGTTGTGTACTTTACGGTTTATTAATTCTTCTGCCTTGTCCTTGGTCAATC